CGAGGCCGAGCGCAAGGCAAGGAGAAGGGGAGGCAGGAATTGCCAGTACTGAGGACTAGGCATACCAGCAACTTCACGATACTTCCCAACGAGATCGCAGACAGGCGTGACATGAGCCTGAAGGCGAAGGGGCTACTCTGGTACCTGCTGTCGAAGCCAGATGACTGGGAGTTCTCCTTCAGCTCTCTTCAGAAGCACTCCGGCAAGGACGGCAAGGACTCGATAAAGTCGGGAGTCACCGAGCTGGTCGAGCTGGGGTACCTGAGCATCAGTGAGGGCAGTAAGGAAGGTGGCAGGTTCGTCGGAGGCGTCTGGACGGTGTCCGACTCGCCGATGGACGAACCGGAGCGGGAAACCCGCAACGGTACCGCAGCGGAAGCACCGCAGCGGAAAAACCGCAGCGGTAAACCCGCTACTACTAATACTAAAGAACTAAGTAATAAAGAACAAATACCCCCTATAGTCCCCCAGAACGACGGTCAGGCTTCTGCCATAGCCGAGATAGTCTCGTACCTCAACGAGAAGCTTGGGACTAGGTACAAGTCCAGCACCGAGAGCACGAGGAAGCTCATCAGGGCGAGGCTGAACGAGGGCTTCACCGTCGATGACTTCAAGGCAGTGATAGACGCCAAGCACGCCCAGTGGGGCAACGACCCGAAGATGGCCGAGTACCTCCGTCCCTCGACGCTGTTCGGCACGAAGTTCGAAGGCTACCTCAACTCAGCGGCCACTCGGAGTGCACCACGCGCCACGGTGGACCTCTCCGTCTACGACCAAGGCGTGAAGGAATGGATCCCAATAGAGGAGGACACGTCATGGAGTTCATGACCGAGCTGCTGCACAGGCATCCCGACTACGATCCCGCCCACGGAAGGTACGACGACATGCCCACCAACGAGGAGGTGTGGGCGGCGAACAGCGCGTCGTTCTACGACCTAGTCCGGGAAGGCATCCTCACCGACACGGTTGAGAACGGCGTCATAACCAAATCCAAGGAGGAGAAGTTCCAAGCCATCTGCGAGCGCTATGGCTCCAAGGGCAAGCTCGACACCGAGGCGGAGATGCGAATGGTTGAGATTAACTTCCAGCGTCTCATCGCACGACTGGCTAGGGCGGGAGTCCCCGCGCTGTACTACGACGTGGTCGCTGACGAGCGCATGAACGCTGCGTTCTCCGCTGGGCGCGGCGCGTACATCTACGGTGAACCGGGCGTCGGCAAGACCACGTCCGCATGCTCGCTGCTCAAGGGCTGGATGAAGGCGAACCCATACGGCGACCCGATATTCGCCACGTCGCCGCAGATGCTCTCCGAGATGAGGTCCACCTACGGCACTGGGATGAACCTCGAGGACGTCATGCTGAGGTACACCAAGTGCCCGTTCCTCGTCATAGACGACTTCGGCAAGGAGGTCCTGAGCGAACAGGACTCCGCGAGGATGTGGCGCGTGGTGAACGATCGCGCCGCTGACAAGCGCCCCACGGTCATCACCACCGAGCTGGCGGTGTCGGAGCTGGCGTCCAGGTTCGACGAGCGCAACGCGGCGAGCATCGGCTCGAGGATAAACGGCTACTACGATTTGTTCCTGCTGAAGGGCAAGGACCGAAGAATTGCTTAGGTGTCTCATGGTGAGACAGTGAGAAGAGAGGTGGTGGACACATGTCTGACAATGGTTTGCAGACATACACGCCTAATGGCGGCGCTCTAAGCGTGGAACACTATCAGACGTTCGAGATGGCGAAAGAGAATGACGACATTCTCGGCGGCGATAATATCGCACAGCTTCTCGTCTATACAGCAAGTGCACGTGCAAAAGCACAAGCGATTCACGCGGCAATGGCTGCAACCAAGAACCTTGACGAAGCGGTTACACTTCGCGCTGACTCGATAGCGACTGAGCAAGCGTACGCAAGAGTAAGCATTTTTGGCGACCAGCGCATCGGCGAGTTGCTGCGGGAGCTGCCTACTAGACAAGGCGCAAGAACAGACAAAACTTCGGTCGCCGTACCGACTAAAGTTCAAGCCGAACGCGAGGCGGGCATCAGTCACGCAGTTTCCATTGACCTCCAAACACTCGCGGCTAATCCCGACGTAGTTCAAGCTGTCATAGACAAGGCCGAGGCAGAGGGACGTCTCGTATCGCGCAAGCAAGTACTGGACGCGATCAACGAGAAGAAACGTGCCGAGCAGCAACGAGACGAGGCGCTGGACGAGCTCGAGGAAGCCTATCATTCAGCCGAGCTCATGGAAGCCGAGGTTGCGTCGCTCAGGCGTCAAGTGGCAGAGAAGCCGCAGTCTGAAGTCGTCGAGCGCGAGGTCGTCCGTGAGGTCGTGCCGAGCGACTACGAAGAAGTCAAGCGCAAGGTAAAAAGTCTGCAAGACGAGGCTAGCAGGCTTAATAAGGAATACCGTCAAATGTGGACGGCAAAGCAGGAAGTCGAACGACAGCTCCAACAAGCAAACGAGCTTCTCGGAGAGAAGGGCCGCACGGACAACGCGCAAAGGGACATAGAGCAGTTCGCTATGGCGGCGAACACGTTCCTTCGACAATACGCAGGACGTGCTCTCGCTTTTGACCAGTTCGATCGCGTCGACGAGTCCACAAAGGCCGAGTTCAAAAAGTCAATAACAAACCTAGCTGCATTTGCTCAAAACCTTCTAGGCATGATAAGCGAACAGTAGATTGGATAACCAACCATGAGCGAAATGATGATGACCCCCACCAACGGAAACAACTTGCCCGACAACAACCAGCTTCAAAAGCTTATGAAGGAAGTAGCCGCTACCCTCGTTCACGTCGCAGACAAGCTTGGCGACGCTGACGAGAAGATTGAAAAGACCAACATGGCTGTCTCCGGCATCAACGATAAGGTACAGGACCTGTCAACCGACGTCGCCGACCTGAAGGAGAACCAGTTCGTAGAGCCTTGGCAAGATGCCGCCATTCAGCGTGCCGCACGAATCAGGGTCTCGACCTTGCTCAAGATTAAGTGGGAAGATGGCGGCGTAGCAGAAGAGAGCGCACGAGATTACAAGCTCTACTTCGGGAAGTTCTGCCAAGCGCTTCATAGGGAAGCGAAGCGAATTGGACTTGAGGGTCCCAAAATCCACCAGACGAAGCGCAAGGACTACGAGAAGCTCATCGAGTTTATCGGACAGTGGGTGCCCATCCGAGGTGTGGAGGGGCAGAAGGCCTACTACGACATGCTCTCCGCTCACTAGTCAGCAGAAACGGACGCAACATGAACATCGAAGAGCTGACCATCTACTCTCGCAAGAAGGCACCTGACTCCACGATGGCGCTATCAAAGGCGTCGATAAAGTTCACGTTCCAACAAAGCTCAGCTTCATATCCGGAATACGCCCATAATGGCATGATCAGAACGAAGCCAGTATCTTCTGCAAGGTTCACTTTTCGCGATGACATCGCCAAGAAGATGCTGGATGACTGCGGAGACCATTTCTCCGTTGGCATCGACAAGCAGCACAAGCAGATAGTCCTCATCCCAGACAAATACGGCTACAAGCTTTCGCCGCGGAACAGCACGTTCCGCTCAAGCGTGACTGTTCCGGCAGCTGCACTTGATGACATATTGGACTTCTGGGACGGACAAGCAGCCGAGATGGCTCTTGACTTCGAGCTAGTCGATGGGTTCGTGGTGCTCACAAAGACTGAGGAGGCTTAACCATGGCACGTACGCAGATGGTGACCATCCCATTGGAGGAGTACAAGGAACTGCTCCTCCGCGACCGTCCGTCAGACCATGACAAGGAACTCGTCGAGCGTCTGCTTAGCATCCTCGGCGAGTCCCTCGAGTACACGGACGAGAACATGAGCGCATGGAACGACGTCGTCGGGCCGCACATGCAGCTGGTTGGCAGCAAGTCCTGCGTCAAGGACATGCTGACCATGCTCCGTTACGTCGATCCCGAGCGTTACATGCAGCTGTTCAACAAGGTCATGACGGCTGAGCGCGAGCGTAAGGCCAACGAAGAGCGCATCAAGCACATGAACGAAGCGAAGGAACTTCGCTCACAGCTAGAAGAGGAGTAAGACATGGCAGTAAATTCGGTGACACTGGCAGGCAATTTAACACGCGATCCTGAGCTCCGCACCACTCAGAGCGGCTCTGCGGTGCTCTCCATGGGAGTGGCGGTCAACGAGCGCCGCAAGGACGCGAGCGGCAACTGGGTGGATAACCCTCAGTTCTTCGACCTGACAATGTTCGGCAACCGTGCCGAGAAGATCGCGCCCTACCTCACCAAGGGCACCAAGGTCACGGTGCAGGGCCGTCTGCACTACAGCTCGTGGCAGGCTCAGGACGGGAGCAAGCGCTCCAAGGTCGACGTCATAGTCGACGAGATCGAGTTCATGTCGCGGGGCCAGCAGCAGGCACCGCGTCAGGCACCGCCCATGCAGCAGGCACCGGGCGGTCAGGTGTACGTGAACCAAGCGCCCATGGGCTACCAGCAACAGCAGCCCGAGTACTCGCTCGAGGACTTTTACGACGGGGATATCCCCTTCTAAGCCACCTGAAAGAACGTCGTCAACGGGGCCCTTCGGGGCCCCTCTCAGTTAGGAGAGAAACATGAAGGCAAAGAAGTACCTGAAGAAGCACTCTGAGCAATACGATCTCCTCATTGGCATGCTGGCCGACGTCCTTGATACGTGGGCTGACGACTGCGACCAGATCGGCAAGATGGAGTTCATCGGCATGCTCGAGTACGCCAAGCATGACGTAGAGAACGTCGTGGACCATATGCTCCGCGAGGCACGCTTCGGAAGTTGTGAGGAGTAGGCATGGAGTCGATTTACGGAATGAAGCTGACTAACGTCACCGTCGAGCACAGCCCGCTCGGCGTCAAGTGCACCGAAGAGTGGGAGTCGCCGGCGACAGACGTCAACTACATCGTCTCGGCGCTCAGCAAGCGACTCAAGGAGGACGCCTTTGGCTACGTGCCGAAGAGGCCGAGCCTGATGGACAGGCTGCTCGGCGTGAACGGCTCCAACAGCGCCGTGCACGTCTACCCCGTAGCCAAGAAGGTCGTCTACAACGACCCGGCCACCGTCGTCTTCTGGGGCGACGGCACCAAGACGGTGGTCAAGGCCCACGACGGCGACCAATACGACGAACGCTTCGGCCTGCTCATGGCGTTCCTTCGCAAGGCTCGCGACAACAAGCGCTATGACCAGTTCGAGTTCCTAGTCAAGACAGCCGTGTGCATGCTCAACAACCCTGACGAGATGGACGAGTTCGCCAACGCGCTGCACGGCGTGGCGGCGCAGGTCCGCAAGGAGGAGAACGATGGGTAACCCTACGATCAAGTTCAAGCTCGACGAAGGTGCCTTTGAGCCGGTTCGTGCGCATGCCACGGACGCCGGCGCGGACATCCGCACGCCAAAGCAGTTCGTGCTCAGCGGACGCAGCTCGGCGATCGTCAAGACGGGCGTCCACGTGGAGCTGCCCGAGGGTACGGTGGGCATGCTCAAGTCCAAGTCTGGGCTGAACGTCAACTCGGACATCGTCTCCGAGGGAGTCATCGACCAGGGGTACACGGGCGAGATAGTCGTCAAGCTGTACAACCACGGCACCAAGCCGCACTACTTCCATGTGGGCGACAAAATCACGCAGCTGGTGGTCATGCCCGTGGAGTTCCCGACGTACGTACAGGCGGACGAGATCGGCGGCGGCGAGCGCGGCGACGCCGGGTTCGGCAGCACGGGCAAGTAGTTCAAAGAGAGAAGGGTAACGGAAATGGCAAAGAGCGCAGCGATGAGGGCACGCCTCTCCGAGGAGACCAAGCAGAACATCTACGACGCGGTCAAGGCGGGTGCCTCTCAGGCGTCGGTGGCCGAGCGGTTCGGCGTGGCGCAGTCCACGGTGAACAGGGTGGTCAAGTCCTTCGAGGGACGCACGAGGGTCGTGGTGTCCGACGAGGACGGCGAGCTCAAGTACGACTCGACAACCGATTCGTACATCGGCACCGTGTACCTGCCCGACGGCACCAAGGGCGGAGAGCGGTTCACCAACAGCAAGCACCTGCACGAGCGCGAGATAGTGTCCAAGTACGTGTCGTGGCGCAAGCGCCGCCTCGACGAGCACGAGTTCATGGCGATGGTCGAGCGACGCGACCCGACGGTGCCCAAGGAGGAGCCGAAGGCCGCTCAGGAGCCCGCCAAGGAGGCACCCAGCGGCTCGGTGTACGTGCTCATGCTCAAGGGCGAGAAGGCCAAGGCCGTCGGCTGGTACCACACGCTCGAGGCGGCGCTCGACAGTCAGGACTCGATGAACGAGGCGCTCACCATGGCGGGGTTCGAGCCGCTGTACGACGTGTACGAATGCGAGTGCCGCGACTGAAAGGCTTCGGTCTGCTGTGCGACGGATTCGCAATGACGAGGAACGCGCAGGCGTTGGACGGCGAGGCCGGGAAAAGCAGGGGAAACGCTATGACCGGCGACGCAAAGGAAATGCGATGGCCGCACCGAGAGGGAATCGAAAAGCATGGCGACGGCATAGCCTCGAACATCCCTGACCTGCGACGCGGTGGAATGGCAAAGCTTAGAGGTGCCGAGGAAAAGCCACGATCTGAAACGCCATGGACCGGCACAGAGGACATGCGCACTGGCAGAGGGCAGAAGAGCAACGAGAAGTCATGGCAAGAAGGGGAACGACATGGAGAAGGTACACATCCACATGAGGTTCGACGAGCCGGTGCTGGGGACCAGCCCGGCAGACCCGGACATCTACCGACGCTACATCGCGTCGAAGTCGGAGGACGCCACGAAGATAGAGGAGGAGGTCGCGTCGCTGGGGGTAGACGCGGTGGCCGAGCGCGGCATGACCGTGTTCCCGCGCCTCGACGACGGGCGACCGTTCATCTGGGACTACCAAGTCAAGGGCTTCATGAAGGACGCCTGCGGCATGCTGCGCAGGGCGGACGACGGCGCGTCGAAGAAGCTCCGCGCGTACAAGAAGGAAATTGACGGCCTCATCTTCCCGTCCCCGCGCAAGATACCGTACATGGTCCCCGAGGACGGCGAGATCGGCATCGTTGAGCGCCCGCTCCGCGCCTCGACGCCGCAGGGCGACCGAGTCGCACTCACCGCGTCGGAGACACTGCCCGTCGGCACGACGCTGGACTTCGACGTGTCGATGCTTACCAGCTCGCACATGAAGTACCTCGTGGAGTGGTTCTCATACGGGCAGCTCCGCGGCTTCGGCCAGTGGCGCAACGCCTCGTACGGACGGTTTCACTGCACCATCACCGACGAGTCGGGCAAGGTCATCTTCTCTAACGAGTAGCTACGGATAGGAGCAGTAGCGCGGTGGAGTAGATCGGCTTGGCAGCGGCATCGCGAGGACGGGCATCGTAAGCGCGGCGCGTAATGGCGGCGGCGGTGAAATGAAATCCCCATACGAGAGCGGCGAACGAGTAGCGTAGATAGGATGTGCGACGCAGGTGAGTAGCGAAGAGCCGACCAGCGTGGCAGCGAGACGCCGAGGAGAAGCGTGGGGTGGATACGTGCGGCAAAGGATAGGAATGGATTGGATGGGAATTGCAGTGGAAGTGCAGGCAAAGGCGACGCGAGGGATAGGCGTAGATGAGACTAGCGACGGAAACGACATGCACCGCACAGATTCGGGCGAAGGCGATGAGACGTGCCGCTTCGAGGTCACGTCGAACGTTGTTCAGGACGGCGTGTCTTGGGACTGCATGGGCATCGTCTGCGACCGATGCGGGTACGCGCAGATGAGCTTCACGCCGCCCGAGGTGTGCCCGAGGTGCAAGAGGCGGGTGGTCAAATGAAGGGGAGGAACCGATGAGCGTGTGGACGCACGTGGCGGCTGTATTCCGCATCGACGCGCCGAAGGTGGGCATGGACGGCCCGAGGATCAACGGATACGTGAGGCCCGACTGGGACAAGGTTACGAAAAAGGCGATCTACGACTGCGACTGGTGCACCGAGGACTCGTACGAGATGCAGCGCATGGAGGAGAGCTGGAAGGAGTATGAGGAGCATCCAGAGCGATTCATGCCGACGGGGTCCGAGGGCTCGCTCCATCGCCTCGTGTGGGTCAACCCAGAGCGCTATCGCTGCGCCCGGTACGTGGTCACGGTGTTCGGCGACCTGCGCGACTACGATGACCACGAGGCAATCCGCGAATGGTTCGACTGGGTTTGCGCCAACTGCTACATAAGGCAGGCGGTCTGCCACTGCGACGTGAGCGGGCAGACCTACACGTGGGAGCACGAGTAGAGGAAGGTAGGGACGAATGAGCGAGGACAAGGCATACGAGGACGGCTACCACGACGGGTTCGAGGACGGCAGGTACGTCGCGTCGCGCAAACACCTGATACAGATCGACCAGCTCGAAGCGGAGAACCGCGAATTGAAAGAGCTGACGCGGGACCTTATGGATGAGTTTCGCGGCTTTGGCCTCGACTTCAGCCGCCGATGGCATGAGCACTACGAGAAGCTACTCGAGTTTGGAATTGATGTGCGATGACGAAGAGCAAGTTCGAGAAGCGCTATACGGGAGTCGGATGGGACTGGTACCTAGAGACGGACGAAGGCTCGTCGTGGGTGCCACACATGGTCAAGGACCACATCGAGCGCCTAGAGTCCGAGAACGAGGAGCTGCGAAATGAGCTCGGGCAGTGGGAGCGCCTCACGGCGAACGTCGAGCTGCCCGAGTACCCGGTCACGCAGTTCGTGCCGAAGGACCTAGAGCGCGAGAACGCAAAGCTCCGCGCACTGGTCCGCAAGCTGCTGTGGGGCTATGACCATGACCTGCCTCCCGCAGACACTCTGACATGGTGGGGCGGGGTCTTGACGCAGTTGCGCGAACTTGGAATCGAGGAGGACTAGATGGCCGACATCGACGCGCCGCTGTCATGGCGCATGCAGCAAGACGGATACCTAATGCAAATCGATCAGCTCAAAGCAGAGAACGTCGAGCTGCGCAAGCTGGTGAAGCGCATGCACAGGCACATCAAGCAGACGTGCGACGTGTGCGACGAGTACTACTGTTCTAACTTCGACGAGGATAACGAGTGCTGCGTCTTCGACGTGCTGGCACGCGAGCTGGGAATCGAGGTTGAGCGATGAATGTCGACGTGAAGACCAACGGCGACACCTTCGCGTGGCTGGAATGCGGCGACGTGCGAGTCGACTTCTCCAAGGACGGCGACTCGCCCGCATGCCCGAACAGCTGGACGTGGGAGATGTGGTTGGACGGCAACCTAATCGACAGCACGTGCGACGAGATGTCGCTCGCCGAGGCCGTCAAGGATGCCACTGGAAGCATCGCCGCGATCATGCGCCAGCTGCGTGGGATGCACGACTACCTCGTGGCCTACGGCGCGTTCGGGGAGGTGGTCTGATGCGCAAAGGGACGTGCGTCGAGGTGAAGGACCTCATCACCGGCTATTGCCCAGCGTGCAGACACCCCCGCATAGAGCTTCAGTGCAACAGCATCTGCGGCAACGATGTGGATATGACCTACAAGTGCGTGATTACCTGCGAACACCTAGCCGTGTGCAAGCTGCGGCATGACTACATGGAGGAGGGCAAATGAGCTGGTCAGAGGCGGCTTTGTTTGTGCTGATATCGCTGTCCATTCCTCTCGGCATCGTCATCCACGCGATGGGAGAGGAGTGTGGCTCGCGCGACTGCCGACGTATGCAGAACTACATACTCAGTGGCCGTACGTGGCTGTGGGTCGACGGACGGTTCTACCCGGTCGATGCCACCGAGGACCAGATGGAGCAGGTGATGGCGTTCGATAGGGCTAGGAAGTCCGTCACAAAGGAAACGATCATGCGGGACGCAAACGTAGAGGTGGACGAGTGAGCTGGATTGCCGAGTACGACACGCAAGGCAGGGAGTTTCCGACTTGCGTGCATGTGACCAAAACCACAGGCACCATGACGCATGGTGCCACCTACGTGCCAATCGAAGACGGAAAGGCCGTGCGTGCCGAGAACGAGAGGCTGCGGGAGTTGGTGCGGGACATGTGGGATTTCTACTGCGTCATGCCAGACGAGCCGTATACGTGCAAGGAAGAGCTCGATTTCAGCGTCGAGGTGTGGAAGCGCATGCGAGAGCTGGGAGTGGAGCCATGAGCGACATCAGCGACCAGCGCAGATACTACGAGCGAATGATGGACGAGATAGCGGCTGAGCATCAAAAGCAGCTCGACCAGCTCAGGACTGAGAACGCCAAGCTGCGTGAGTACGTGACCAAGCTGGAAATGGCGAACATCGACGTTACGGCAAGGCTCGCGGACTACATCGGCCAGTATGACCCAACTGATGCGTTCGTAGCTGAGGTCAAGGCCGAGAACGCTAAGCTGCGGGAGCTGTGCAAGATGTTTGCCGAGTACGTAAGCAAAGACCGCTGCGAGGGGTGCGTGGTCAAGTGCCGCTGCAACGATGGCGAGGTCGAGGAATGCTGGCAGAGAACCGAGATACGCAAGGTCGCCCGCGAGCTGAGAATCGAGGTAGACGAGTGACAGTCTATGAAGCCCTGTTTGGCACGCCCGAGCGTGCCGCTAAGACGTTTGACGAGATGGCGCTGAACGCGCTCGACTACTGCTACGCGCTCGACGCACTCACGGATGACAGAGAGGCGAAGTGTCGGAACTGCCAGTATGACTTCGATAGGTACGGCTGCGAGCAAACTGACATGACCATTCTGCAATGGTTGAACAAGGAGGTGGCCGAATGACTGACGGACTGAGTGAGGCTTACGAAGGCTACGGCGCGTTCGAGGGGGTGGACAATGCTTAGGTACCCGACGTACATGGCGGTCGAGACGCTGACGATCGCCATGGTCACAGAAGACGGGCAGTCTTTCGAGGACTTGGGCATAGAGGAGCGCAGAGAGGGCCAGATCATCATCAAGTGCAGGGCGGCGGAGCCCATGCGCGACGGTGCGCCTTGCGAGTTCAACAAGATGGGCAGCGACGGCTATCCGTTCTGCGCATCGTCCACCGAGGTCATGCGCCTACGGGAACAGAATGCCGAGCTGCGCGAGCTGGTGCGGGATATGGCGTGCGAGTACGAATGCGGCTATCTGACCTTGCCGCAATGGCTGGCCGACCGCATGCGCGAGTTGAAGGTGGACGGATGAGCAAGGAGCATAGCTACGCATATGAGGCTGGATACAGAGACGGCTCTATAAATTATGAACTTGAGCATTGTCCCGCCTGCAAGAACGTCGCAGACCTGCAAGAAGCGCTGGACGAGAACGCCAAGTTGCGCGAGCTGGTGAGAGCTGCGTGGCGATGCATCCATACAGGAGCAAGCTGCTCTGACTGCCGCCTGATAGCGGGAGGTTGCACACTGCAAACAGCGATGCGCGAGCTGGGGGTGGACGATGGCTGAGTACGTGGTCAAGGGTGCCGAGCCAAAGGAGACGGTGCTGCACACGCGAACCCCGAACGGATACGAGTCGTGGGAGTGGCTCCCTGTGTGCGAGGAAATCGTGCGGTGTAGGGACTGCGGATACGCGACCGACGATGGCTATGGCTGCACATTATTTGGCCGTCCTGAGCAGACAGGCAACTACAGGTGGGTGGACGTTCCCGCCGAGGTCGAGCCTGACGGCTTCTGTAAGTGGGCGAAGAGGGCCGAGCCGGTCCCGAAGCTATCTGACCTATTCGGCATATTGAAGGAGGACGAATGACCGCGACCGACGAGCGTGGCGTGGAGAGCGGCTATCCGCACACTCTTAGGCCCGAACTGCATAGGGCGCTAGATGCCGCTGGCATCGACTATTGGGTTGCACAAGGCATCACGTTCTGGAACCGAGACGATGGATGCGAGTGCCTCGCCTATGGATTCAAGGCAGACGGAGTGCCGAAGCTGGCAATCAAGGTCGTAGGGTTCACCGACCCTGAGCAGGCCATCGCCACCACGCTGGGACGTAAGCCATGGGTCAATCCAGCGTGGGAGCGCTGGCACAAGAGCCTCAGGCACGACGAGATCAAGTCTGTCGGCGATGCGGTCGAGCAGCTGATGTACGAGGCCATCGAGTTCGGCGGCGACATGGGGCCGAACGGCAACACGTACAACGGCATAGACGAGGGCGACGTACTCACGGCGGGCTTCATCAACGAGTGGGTCGAGCGGTTCGAGAGCACGTTGGGGCGCGACAGGTACAGCTACGGGCAGTGGCGCGAGATTTCCAATGCTGTCGGCGACGCGATGGAGTACGCACACGACAGGGCCATCGAGCATCCAGACGCGGCTGACCCGCTTTGGAATCTTGACGAGTACGTGAACCGAATTCTCAAGGTTGCCTTTGAGGGCGAGGCCACGCTGGGGTGCGGGAAGTGCCACAACGTAAGCAAGTGGGTGAATGTGTTCGAGTGCTCCGAATGCGGATTCGACTATGACTTCGTGACCGAACCGTACCAAGGGCCGAACTTCTGCCCCAACTGCGGCAAGAAGGTGGTGGACGAATGAGCGAGTACACGGAACCTGGACGGTATTGCAGTTGGGATCCCAAGAGCAAGCTCGTTGGTCAGGCGAAGAAGCTTGCGCAAGCGGCTACCAAGGACTCGATACGCGCGGTGTACCAGTGGTGCATCGACAAGGTCGACTATGACCAAGACAAGGCTGACCAGTTGGAAGGAAAGAGGGGGTACGTCCCAGATCCCGAGGAGACGTTCGAGTCCGGCTCCGGCGTCTGCTTCGACGAGGCGAGCCTGATGTGCGCCATGCTGCGGTCGCTGGGCATACCCACGAAGCTGGTCATCGGCACCATCGACGGAGTGTCGCACGCATGGGTCTCGGCCTTCGACGGCAAGAAGTGGCTCAAGTGCGACCCGACGCTGCAGGGCTGGCAGAAGGACAGAGAGTACGTGACCAAGTACGAGTTGTAAGACGAACGCGTCTGATAGGAGAAGTGACGTGGAGAGCATTACTGAGGAACTGAGGAGTTACTCCTTCAGGTTCACCGGGTCCGAATATACGAGGTTGCTCGAAATTGCCGACCACATCGATGCGAGTGTCGCCGATGGCTACATGAAGCTGCCAGTAGGCGAAGACGGCGAGGTGTGGCATATCGGGGACGTGGTCGAGTGGTGCGACGGCACGACAGCCGAGGTCATAGCCATCGGCGGGAACACGCTGTACTACATCGACGATGGCGAGGACGATGTCGACTGGACGCGGGCTGATACAAACCGTCACCACCACGGTCTGACGGTCAAGTGCGTGCTCACGGAGTTTGCAGAGAGGCTTTACGAGAAGCCCCTGTTCTTTAACAAGGATTCCATGTTTTTCGATGAGAGCCACGTTCGAGAGATCGTCGACGAGTTCGCCGAGAAGTTCCAATTGGCAGACGATGCCGCTGAACACATGGAGGACAAGTGTGAGTAGCAACCCTAGCGAGGTGTGGATGCCTTGTCCGGGGTTCGAGCGAACGCACGCAATCTCGAACATGGGTCGCATCGTGAGGTATCCGAAAGTCACTGGTGGAAAGCCGAGGATGCTCAAGGCAGGTGCTTCGCGGAAGGGCGACAACAGCGACTACATAAGGGTGACCCTTATTGACGGAGATAGAAGCGAGACGCTCTATCTGCATAGGCTGGTCGCTCAGGCGTTCGTCGGTATGCCCGATCAGGTGCTGCAAGCGTCGTACAGATACGCCTTGCCGTTGCAGGACGTGGTCGTAGGTCATTCGTTCGAGGTCAACCACATCAACGGCGACAAGACCGACAACAGGGCTGAGAACCTCGAATGGGTCACCCATGAAGAGAACCAAGTCCACGCAAGGGACTCGCTTGGAAGATTCCGAGGTCCGCGAAAGACATTGAGGAACCTATCTGATGATGACGTTCGGGCAATACGCGCCTCGACCGACTCGCAGCGCAAACTGGCGGCTCGATACGAAGTCTCGCAAGTGACCATCCACAACATCAAATCCAACCTGATTTACAAGGACGTTGAATAAAGGGTGAGACTGCTGACTACATGAAGGAGGAGTGACATGGCGAGAATCACGGACGAGCTGAGGGAGTTCGCAAGGCGTTGGCCCTGCACCGATTACATCCATAAGGACATGGTCGCCATCGCCGACCGCATCGACGCGGAGCACAAGAAGGCCGTACGAGAGTTGAACGACTACGCAAGCGACAGCGTTCTTCTCCCACGCGACGCGGACGGCGAGGTTATCCACATCGGGGACATGATGGAGTATGGAAAAGCGCGTGGTCGCGTAATTGCACTCATGCTCTCGAACTACCCGAAGAAATGGGGTGGGGCACTCCATTGGGGAATCCAGCTCGAAGGCGAGCACGCTCCGACCGCGCTTGACGGCTTCTTCCATCACTACCACGAGCCGACCGTCGAGGAAGTGCTGGACGAGATGCTACAGCGCTTCGCGGAAGACAGCTACGAGGGTGGCTTGACGGACTTCATCGCCTCATACGCCACCAAGCTTCAACTCAAGGAGGACAAATGAGAGTTGACTCGATCCAAGTCCAGTGTGACATGTGCGGCGAGACTCGCACGTTCGCGCCAGCCCAAGGCAACCTATGGCGCAAGGAGCTGTATGCACTCGTCCGCACCGACAAGACGCACCAGTTTGGATACCAAACCATTGAGATCGACCTCTGCCCGAAATGCCTCGGTAAGGCAATCAGGATCGAGCGCATCGACCACGAGGTCGAATACAGGCACCCCATTGCCGAAGCTGGCTTCGGACATGAGGTCGAGAGTAGCGAGCTCAGGTGGAGGGAGGATGCCGAATGAGCGATGACGTCAAGCGAAGGGTCCTAGCCCAGCTCCATCAGGCGGCGACGCTGCTCATGGCGGTCGAGGCGTACTGCTACGACAACATGGACGAGAACATGGGCGACCTCGTGAAGCGCATATGGGAGGACCTCGAGTCCGTGGCCGAGCTCGTCGAGGACGACAACGAGCACACTGCGGTCACCATCGACGGCCAGCTCATCTCGGAGAACAACAACCTCAGGGACTTGGTCAGGGACATGTACGACCACACTTACTTCGTCGACTGGGGAGACCTCGAGCCGCGCATAAGGAAGTGTCTGGGCGTCGCCACGAGGGTGGTGAAGTCCGATGACTAATGACGAGGCGCGTGATTACTTTGCCAAACGCGGCATGGATTACTCGAGCGACCCTGCGAAGCTGATTGCCTATCCCATCCGCTGGGGAGACATGATAAAGCTCTGGACGCTGTGCGAAGAGCACGTCGGGCATGCCGAGCTCGAGATGCATATGAGGCCGAATCCTGTGATAAAGAAAATTCGAGGACGTGACCAGGTTTGCGAGGCGTACCTCAGAGTAGACGGCCCGTACTTCCGCGACCGCGAGGCCATCAGCTTCAACGCGGACGGGTTCATCGGCTTCGCAGGGTGGGCGTCAACCGCGAACACCAAACCGTTCCTCGATGCCTTCGTCGAGTGGGTCGACTGGTTCGTCGCGAAGTATGGCGAAAAGGCGAGTCCGAATGAACGTTGCTGACACGACAAACTGGTACCTATGCGACACGTGCGCCGTCCCTCACTACGGGATGGCGTACATGCTCTTCGGATGCGAAGCGCACACCGGCCTCACCGTCAAGCCGACTGCGTGGAGCGGGTGCGATCCGAAGAAGCTGTGCAAGCGGTACATACCGAAGGAGGATGACGATGGGGTTCTGGCACAAGATGGCTGACGAGCAGCCTACTGACGAGGACGGCAAGTACCTGCTGCTGGGTAAGCGCGGCGCGATGTACTTCGCCAATGGGTTCAAAGATTGGTTCAGTGGCAGGAAGACCTTCTACATCCCGAACAACAGAAGCAGCTACGTGGACTTCGACAAGGTAGAGGCGTGGGCCGAGGTGCCCAAGTATGGGGAGGACGAATGAAGGTTGACGGCTTCTGCATCTTCTGCGGCAAGGAGGAGTTGGAGACGGCCTACTGGCACCGCGAGAACACATACTTCGTTCGCTGCAGGAACTGCAAGGCTACGGGGCCGAGCATCGCACGCACGGAGCGCGAGGCCATAGAGCTGTTCAACACGAGGCACGACGGCCCGGTGCAGGGGAGGTTGGAGATATGAGCTGTCCTTACTGCACGCCGACTGACTGCGGGATGATGGTGAACCTACCGTGCACAGCGCCGAACACGTACGCCGGGATGGACTGTTGCAGCATCTGGGTGGAAATCCTGTATGAGAAGGAGAGTGACCATCGCGGCTACCCGACCGGCGTCGCCCGAGGATGGATCCCAGCCAAGTACTGCCCGATGTGCGGGAGGGAGATGCCATGGTGAACGAAATCAAGTCAGAGATCCGGCTTAACAGGGCCATCCTGTGGCTCGTGATGGCGAACCTTACCGAGAGCAAGCACGCGGCCGCGCTCTTCGCGGCGTGCGCCGTGCTGAACCTGCTCGTGTCTATTTGCGAGGGGTGGGAGCTATGAAGCGAATCGCGTTGGTCGCCGTGCTGGTAATCGCGGCGTCGGCCTTTGCGGTCATACACGGCGGCGATGACCGTGTCTAGGCGGAGGAAGTGCAGCGACGAGGACATCGTCGCCTCGATAGCGAAGTACACGGAGGAGCACGGCTACCTGCCCGGCGTGAGGGACGTCGCCGCCGGCGTCGGCCTGACTGTTGGGCCCATGCATGAGAGGTTGAGGAAGCTCAGGGACAAGGGTGTCATAGCGTTCGAGGACAGGGTGCCACGAAGCATAAGGATTGTGAGGAAAGATGGAGATTCAGGTCACACAGGAGCAGATTGACGCGGTAATAGAGTCAATCGTCCGCAAGGAGCTTGACAACCTCGAAGTCTACGATGACTACTACGAAGGATATCGCAAGAAACCCCTCGGCGAGTACCTTGAGCACAAGGTGCAACTCATTGTAGAGGAGTACCTAAAGGAAAAGCTTGACACCATAGTCGACGACGAGGTCGCCGAGGCGGCACGCATGGAGGCGGTCGCGGCCTTCCTAGCCAAGCCCGTCAAGATCTCCGACGGCTACCGTCAATCCGAGTTCGACTCGTGGTCGTCGTACCTACTGAAGCGGATACACGAGCACTCGCTCTCAGACTGGAACGTGAACAAGATGATCCGCGAGGAGATAGACAAGCGGGTCAACCAGCTCTGGAAGGAATGCGAGGAGAAGGCTAGGGCCGTGGCAGTCGCCTCGTTCACCGAGGGGATAGAGCAGCTGTTCGAAAAGGAGGGCAAGCGATGAACGTGGAGATTCTCCGTCACCCGACGGACGAGGACTGGCAGCGCTGCAAGATGCTAGCGATGAACACCATCGGCAAGCGTTGGAGCGGCGAGGTCACCGAGGAGTGGAAGCACAAGATGCTCGAGGCCGAGCACTCTCCCATCCGCACGCTCATGTTCACGGTGCGTATGGAACTCCCTTATTGGGTATCGGTGCACTTCTGCCGACATAAGTACGGCGTCGAGCACTACGTGTCCTCTCAGCGCAACGACAGGCAGAAGGCGTATGACAGGACCACGGCACCGCAGGGCGCGATGGTGACGCACGTCATGGACGTGAACGCGCAGGAGCTCATCCAGATGGCCCGCATGCGTCTCTGCGGTCAGGCGTCGGTAGAGACTCGGATGGTCATGACTGAGATCAGGGACAAGGTGCTCGAGACCAACCCCGAGTTCGCCGACTTCCTCGTGCCCAAGTGCGTCATGCGCAAGGGCTGCAACGAGTTCGTCCCCTGCGGCTACTACCGGAAGGACTGACATGGAGATCGACATCACCAAGTACATACCGCCCTCGGAGATCGCGGACATCATCCGCGAGGAGCTGCGCGACTACATCCGCAGGCTCTCGTGGAGGGACTGCCAGACGCTCGTCGCCAACGCAGCGCACATGGTCATCTGGGACGCCCTCAGCAAGGAGCTCGGCGAGGACGCCAAGCAGCTGGTCGTCGAGAGGGCCAAGGAGCTCATCGGCGAACTGGACAAGTACGAGGTCTTCCACTCGAAGACGGAGTACACGGAGGAGGGCGTCGGCCGCAAGTACCTAGACGAGGCCATGGGAGAGTGCGGAGACGCCATCAAGGGCAAGGTCAGCTCGATAGTCGACGGGCTTGACGCCAACGACCTGTACGACATGGTCACCGAGTCTGTCTATGACGCGGTGAGGGAATGGATGTGGGAGCGGAAGGACCGATGAAGATGGAATTGGTCATGAAGTCCGAGCGCCGTCCCGCCGTGATACGCGAGGTCAGGCGCGAGAAGGTGGTGAGGGACGGGTGCCTCACGTACGAGGAGCGATACGGCGACGAGGAGTGCGTGTTCGTCCACACGCTCGCGTCTAGGGAGAGCGCCCTGTGCGAGCACGGGGACGGCACCCTGAGCAACGTCAGCTGGGACCACATAAGGTTCCTAGACTCCGACGAGATGTTCAAGGAGTATGCATGGGAATGACGAACTCGCAGGTTGGATGGGCCGTGGCGCTCTGCGCGAAGGGCATCATAGGCGCGATGATAGCCTGCACCAACGTGGTGCTGAGCGGCGGCAAGGACCTGGACTCGATGGCCCGCGCCCTTGAGTACCAAGACGAAATCTCGATGCTCGAAGACCGCATGGAAGCCGCGAGGCGCAAGGAGAAGGAGGAAGAGGGATGATAGTCGGATTCACGCTCCCGGCAGACATAAAGGACGGCGAGTGGCCCGACGAGGTTCGCGTCGCACATTTGTCCGACATGAACGAAGGTCGCGCCGAACGTGCGATGGTGTACGTCCCCGCACGCAAGACTAAGCACGTCGTGATTTGCAACCCAGACACGGACAACGCTATCGGCACGTGCAAATGCGGGAACTGCGGAGGCTCGATAGGCCAAGACGATAGATTCTGCCGCCACTGCGGGGCGGAGGCATGCGATGCTTGACGTACCGAACTGGCTGTGGATACTGCTGGTCGCCGTGATGGTCGTCTCCGTATTGGGAGGCGACTACTACATCAGCAAGGGCGACCAGACGGGCTACATGATGTGCGGCTGCACCCTCTGCCTCTCGATAATCCTCGCGCTCGTGCTGCTGTGGGTGCACTTCGGGCGCGTGCCGAAGGCGCTTGAGGGACGGCCGGGATACGACGAGCCTCGCGGGTCGATTTACAACGAGGAGTTCGAGCTAGAGGTAAGGGACAGGATGGAATGATGTACGAACCGATTACGTGCGGGACGTGCGGCAAGTGCGTCACCGAGTGGCTGCTGGTCGAGGGAGGCCCGTTCGCGTTCGTCAAGAACGAGCCGCTCAAGACGACGTTGGAGAGGACGTGCGGGCTCTGCATGGACTGGAAGGACGAGCCCGTTGTCGTGATGCTGGACACCGACCAAGACGACATGCCGTGCGGCGGCACCGAGTGGGTGCCGAAGGAGGACAGCGATGGACGAGACGAGTAGGGATGCCGTCGTAGGGCGGCTCAAGGAGCTCTCGCTGAGGGGCGGCTCCCACGAGATGCTGAGCACCATATGCAGGGCCGTGAGGCCGTCGCACCACGGCTGGACCGAGCGGGAGTGCGAGGAGCTGAGGAAGGACCTCATCCGCCTCATAGGCGTGCCCGAGGCCGACGGAGGAGCCGATATCCGGGCCGACGCGGACAGGATCGAAGAAGTGTTCGTCCCGTTCGTGGACGAGGCGGAAATCGCCCCTGACAGCCCCGTCCCCGGCGAGTCCATCACCGAACCTATGCGCGACTGGGTGTCCTGCCACCGCGACATGTCTACTGCGCTGACCACCTACCCGGCGCAGTTCCCGTTGGCGGGGGTCACCGACAAGGACGTCCTCATCCGTCTGGACGCGGTCGACCGCGAGCACGTGTGGCGCATGCAGCAGCTCCGCATGTCCATGAACGAGAGGAACTCCCGAACCGAGACGGAGCTGGACGAGGCGCTCGAGGAGCTTAGGCGTGCGAAGGCCAAGCTTCAGGAGGCCGACTCCATGCTCGGCATGTGCATCCGCCTGCCGTTGGCGTCGGACAACGAGCCCATCAGGGTGGGCGACGTCCTAGAGGACGGCGAGTACACGTTCGTGGTCGACAGCGTCACGAAGTACGCTGACGGAGCGTGGAGCATCTCCGACGAGAACGGCGTCGCGTGGGCCGCGTGCGACGTGAGGCACAGGCGCACCCCCACCGTCGAGGACGTGCTGCGGGATATGTTGTGTGCGTGGGAGGACACGCTGACGAGCGAGGGAGTCGACGGCATCATCGCCGAGTACGCCGCCAAGCTCCAACTGAGGGAGGAAGCGTGAGCGACACCGAGAAGGACTTGACCTACGAGGAAGCCGAGGAGCTGTGCCGAGAGGCGTTCGACGGCGGAGCCCGCTATGGGGCGGAGAGCACGCGCTACGGCGTCAACGCAGTCGCATATGACTGGGAGCACTGGCTCAAGAAGAACGAGCACCTGTTCATGCCAGCGCCCACCGTCGAGGACGTGCTGCGGGAATTTGCGCACGTAGGCATTCGCATTGGGTCTAAGGACGGCATCAAGGCTGGCGAGTTCGACTTCTTGCCTGACGAGGATGCAATCGCCGAGTACGCCAAACGCCTGCGTCTTGCGGAGGAGCGGTAATGGGAACGATGGACTCGTCGCAGATACTGGAAGTGAAGCTGGACTTCTCGCTCTCGACCTCGCAGAAGGTGTGGAAGCTGTTCCACGGGGGGCTCCCGTGCTCGTGGATAGACGACGTGCTCGAGCTGCCCGCCGGCACCGCCAAGCGCGAGGTCATGTACCGATGGAGCTGGGAATGACGATAAGGCGCAGGGGCAAGAAGGAGCTGGTCGAGCAGGTCTGCGAGGTCTGCGGGACCACGTTCTGGGTGTGGCGTCCGATGAACCGCATGCGCGGCGGGGGCCACGAGAAGCGGCTCTGGTGCACCGTGTGCGGCAAGAGGACGAACCACCTGCAGATGAGGGAGATTGACAAATGAGCGTCGAAATACTGCTGAGGAACGGGTTCTCCATCTACCCGAAGGAGAGCTCGAAGGTTGTCGAGGACCGCATCAAGTCGGCCGTCAAGGGCAAAGCATGGGGCATCGAACTCGATAACATCTACGGTGAAAGGGTGATGGTTTCGCTCGACGCAATTGACTTCGTAAGGCTCGAGCCCAAGGAGGACTAATGGGGAAGGTAGGGACGGTCCTGATACGCCATGCGGTGGAGCTGCTGGTGAACAGGCACGACAAGGACGGGCTGATCACCGACCGCGAGTACATCGCCATGGGCGTCGGAGCGATGTTCGGCGAGAACATGGCGAACGGGAAGATGCAGCCCACGGACGCGGACACGCTGGTGCGTGCCATCGAGCGTGCGTTCAGGATAGCGGTAATACAGAAGAAGATCATGGGGGCGGACATCCCGCTGCCCGGCGAACAGGAGGAAGAATGATCGACGTCAAGGGAAAGCGCGTGTACATCTCCGGTCCGATGTCGGATGACTTGGACACGTACCATGCGCACGACTTCGTGGACGCGCACATCGCGCTGAAGAATGCAGGGGCCGTGGACATCTACGACCCCGCCGTCGAGTGGTTGTGCGACTACTACCCGATTCGCCCGCACGAGGACTACATGCGCGAGAGCTTCCACGAGCTCACGAAATACACCATAGACACCAAGACTATGGCAGAGACCACCTACTACGACATGGTCGTCATGCTCCCCGGCTGGCAGCTCAGCGAGGGCGCGAAGCACGAGTGCCTCGTGGCTGGCTGGTGCGGCATCCCATGCTACGAGCTGAAGGACGTGGTCGAGTGAGTTACGTGACCGACCCGATGGACTGCCTCGACCTGCTCGAGGAGTTCCTCAACGGCATGCTCACGTGGTGCGACCAGAACGGCGTGCGCCCGACCGAGCAGCGGCAGAGGTACGGCGAAGTCGCGCACTCCGTGAGCCACGAGACGGTCATCAAGATGCGCGACCTCCTGCATGTGTGCGTCAACGCCATAGACGAGTGCAGACAGGTCGAGTTCCCCGACGGCAACGATCCGATGAGCTACCTCACGTTCACGGGCTCGGAGCCGCCGAGGCTTAGCTGATTCCTAACAATAAACCTGAGATTGAGACCATGGGCACCCTGCGGGGTGCCCTTCCTTTTTGGAGGTGAACGTGGACCTCTGGCAGGAGATATTGCAGAAGCGCCGCGACCTCGACTACTGCATCAAGCAGCTGAGGGCCAACGGCACGGCGTATGCCGAAGCCGAGCGTGCCTACAAAGTGCGGCTTAGGGCCGAGTGCCTAGCGCTGAGGAACGAGGGCATGCCCGTGACCTTGATACAGCTCACCGTGTACGGAGTGCCCGAGGTGGCGGACCTGCGGTTCGAGCGCGACAAGGCCGAGGCTACGTGGAAGGCCAACTCTGAGGCCATCCAGAGCGTGAAGCTACAGCTCAGGCTACTTGAGAGCCAGCTTCAGCGCGAGTACGGAGCGCCGAACTTGGGCCGCGGAAACATGTAGGAAGAGCATGGCGAGCAGATGAACGAATACCACAAGCAACTAATGAAGGGCCCGTCGATTGACACGGGCGGGTGCTGCGCAATATGCGGACGCTATGGCGCTGAGGCGCATCACGTCGTTTTCCGCTCTCAGGGTGGCAGCGACGGCCCATGTATTCCACTATGCGGCCGTGGCAACGGCCTCTATGACGGCAGCGGCCGCATGTTCCATCACGGGGCCGCGCACCATCACCTGCTCCATTTCTGGTGGGACGGCAGGCAATGGTCCTACCTCATCACCGAAGAGCCGATGAAGCTCGAGAAGGCATTGAAGCTTGACGGCTGGAAGCCCATCGAGTGGAGCGGCGGCACCGAGGAGATCGAGTACTCCGAAGACATGCCGTGGCTCCACTCGGTGCGCACCAAGCCCGTACGTTACGAATGGGACCCGAACTGGGAACCGCCTTTCTAAGGAGGAAACACATGGCAAACCCCGAACGCACCATGGCACGCATGCAGGTCGTCGGCAAGGTCTCGCCCATCGAGGGCGCGGACAGGATCGAGCGTGCGAAGGTAGGCGGCTGGGAGGTCGTCATAGCCAAGGGCTCGTTCCATGATGGCGACTACGTCGTCTTCTACGAACCCGACACGTTCATGCCCGTGGACGACCCGCGCTACGCGTTCCTAGCCGAGCGCGGCAACGTCAAGCAGATGGAGGTAGAGGGCAAGCCCGTCACGGGGCACGTGCTCAGGACCTCTAGGCTGCGCGGCGTCTATTCGCAGGGCCTTGCGCTCGACCCGCACGAGGTCATCCCCGACGTGCCCGAGGAGCACTACGCGGACCTGTACAGGAACAAGGTGCGCCTCGACAAGATGGTAGGCGTCTGCGAGTATGACCCCGGCATCGTGATGAGCGCGGAGTTCATCGGCCCGTATGACCCGGCCATCGGCCCGCAAACCGACGCCGAGCGCATACAGAACGTAGAGGAGGACGTGTTCGACCTCATCAAGCGAACCGACTACTTCGCCTCGGTGAAGGTCGACGGCTCGTCCACCTCGATGGTCTATGACCCGCGCCACTCCCGAGTGCGCGTCTTCTCCCACCGCAGGGAGCTCGACCCAACGAAGGGAATCGGCAAGGCGATGTGGCAGGCGGCTGAGGCCAAGGGCCTGCAGGCGTGGTGCGCGGAGCATCCCGGCATCACGCTTCAGATGGAGCTGCTGGGACCCAAGTTCAACTGCAACAGGCTTGGGTTCAAGGAGAACAGGCTGATGCTGTTCTCGATGTGGGACATGGCGAACTGCAGGTACCTCGACCCGTACGCCTACTTCGTTGCCGAGAACCTCCACGTCAGGCCGCTCGGCCTCGACCTCGACGAGTTCCAGACCACGGACATGCTCATCGAGTTCATCGACGGGCTCAGGGGCCACACGGTGAAGGACAGGCTAGACGAGGGCGTCGTCGTCCACGTCATGGGGCCGGGGGACCTCACCGACGAGGAGTACGACAAGGTCAGGGACGCGCTGGGGCAGACCATGCAGATGAAGGTCATCTCGCGGGCCTACCTAGCCAAGGCCAAGGAGTAGGCATGGAGCCGACGAACTACGTTGAGATCACGGGGTTCTTCCCGTGGAGGCGCTACTACCTGTTCTTCGACCGCATCGAGGACCGAGAGCTACATAGGCTGCTCAGGCGCGAGGGCGTCAGGCCCACGGTCAAGAAGGGCGACGTCTTAATAAAGCCGGGCGTCCCGTACGAGATGGTGCTCTGCAGCGTACTGGAAAAGCAGGCGTACAAGTTCGAGGACTGCATGCGCAAGAGGATGAAGCTGGCGATGATAGTCGGCGACGACGAGTACGTGGAGTTCGGAAGGCACTTCACCGCCATGGTAAAGCAGATGGAGGAAGAGCAATGAGGGAATACGAGGGCCTCTTTTCGAGGGAGACGAAGGTAGCCATGACGAAGCTCGCCATGCTGTGCGCGATCCTGATGGTCACGCTCGTGGCGAACACGGGCTGCGAGGCGTGCTCGACGGCGTACAGGACGTCGCAAGAGGTGTCCCGCGACGCAAACGAGTTCAACGTCACGCGCAGGATAACGGTGCTGAACACGCGGACCGACACGGTGCTGTGGAGGCTCACGGGCAACTTCGCCACGTTCGGGTCGGGTGGCGACCTCGACGTGATATGCCAATTGCCTGACGGGACGTACAGCAAGTCGTACTTCGACCTGAACGAGTGGACCACGTACGTCGTGGAGGACCTCAACGGCATGGACATCAAGCCCTACACGTACGAGATGGAGTACCTGCCGCAGGACGTGGCTGGCACCACGGTCGAGCTCGGATAGGAGGGGCGATGAAGGTCTACTTGGTCCACGAGGAGGACGGCGAGTACTCCGACTGGCGGTTCAACGTGGCGGGAGTGTTCTCCACGCACGAGAAGGCCGTCGAGTACATCACGTCCCAGAGGAGCCGAGACAGGTACGGCGAGCACGAGCTGAGGCTCGACCCGGAGTACGGCGAGAGGAAGCACGAATGGCAGTTCGGCGACGAGAGGTACTCGCCTAAAGAAGTCAACAGGTGGATCCACACCGAGGACTGGTACGTGACGGAGCTAGAGCTCGACGTCGGTGCCGTGGTCACACATGACGAGTGGAGCCACTACCCGCAGTTCGGGTTCCCGAAGGTGTCCGTCAACCTAGTCGCCACGTGAGGCTGACGGCATAAAGTGTCCGACTAGTCGGCTAGTGGGACAGACGACGGCATAAAGTGTCCGACAAAGGCACCTCTCTTCGGAGGGGTGCCTTTTTCTGTTTAGGAGGAACATGAGGAAGTTGAAGGTCCTCGAGCTCTTCAGCGGGACCAGGTCGGTGAGCAAGGCGTTCGAGGCGCACGGCCACGAGACGTTCTGCGTGGAGTGGGACAGGCAGTTCGAGGCCGACCTCTACATGGACATCGGCAAGCTCAAGGCGGAGAAGGTGCTGAAACTTTTCGGCAGGCCCGACGTCATATGGATGAGCCCCCAGTGCGACACGTTCAGCGTCGCCGCCATATCGAAGCACCGTCGCGAGAACGGGCGCGGTGGCGGTCTTGTGGCGATATCCGAGAAGGCCATGCAGGACGACCGAGTCGACGTGAACTGCATGAGGCTGCTCAGGGACCTGCAGCCGCTTGCGTTCTGGATCGAGAACCCGCGAGGCGGCATGCGGAGGGCGGAGTGGATTCAATGGTGCCCGAGGCACACGGTTACGTACTGCCAATACACGATGGACTTGCCATTGGAGCAGCGGAGAATGAAGCCGACAGATCTCTGGTGCAACATTCCGAACCCCGGCCTGAAGCCGCCGTGCAACAACGGCGACCCGTGCCACGTAAGGGCACCGAGGGGAGCGCGGACTGGTACGCAGGGACTCAGCCCAGTGGACCGCGCGAGGATACCGGAGCACCTCTGCGAGCACATCGTCGAGATCACCGAGGACTACATAGAGAGGCTCGACCTAGCGAACGAGTACCTTGTGTCGCTTGGTAGGAAGCCCATCACGCCAACGTTGGAGGAATAGCCGATGAAGATATGGAACATGGTGCTTGGCATACCCGTTGCCATGATGATCGCCATACCCATTACCTTGCTCGCCTGCTCGACGCCCGTCGAGACGGAGGCGAAGGACGAGCCGACAAGATTCGAATACCAAAGGGCCGTGGACTCTGAGGCCATCGACACGTACGTCATGACGGACACCGTCACCGGTGTCCAGTACGCCGTCATATTCGGCGAACACTTCGGACACATAAGCATAGGCGTTACGCCTTTGCTCGACGTCAACGGCAGGCCGTACAAGGAGGTCGGATGATGGGTGACGACAGCGTGTCCAGCAGTCAGTTCTGCGTCATGTCGGTGGACGGGGAAAGCGTTGGGTACGTCAGCGAGGACGGCGTCACCGTCAGCTCGGGCGGCGATCCGATAGCCGTGTTCCGCGACTCGTTCTCCGACTCGATCACGCTCGAACTGAAGCAGGCTGACTTCTCGGCGATTGACAGGATCATCAAGAAGGGTCGTGTGACGGCGCTCACGTTCGCCGCGAAGAGGCCGCTCACCCGCAGCGAGGCGCTCATGGCATACGCCCGCGAGCGGGGCGGCAAGTTCTGGCGCAACTACAAGAAGGCGCTGAGGCGCAGCCTGAGGAACAGCGGTGCCGAGCCGACGGCGTGGTGCCCATGAACAGCAGGCAGTACGCCGAGGCCATGAGGCTGTGGGCCGAGGGCGCGAAGATGAAGGAGATAGCGGCCGAGGTGGGATGCACCATGAGAGCGCTAGCCCACTACACGTACAGGAACAGGGAGGACTTCCCTCGGAGGAGGAAGTACAAGACGCTGACCGACGACGAGGTGCGCATAGCCTCGGACATGGTGGCTCGCGGCATGAGCGCCGCCAAGGTCGCTAGGCTCGTCGGCGTGAACCAGTGCACGCTGCGGAGGAGGATGGAGCGGTTGAAGGATGACTAGGGGAGAGAGCAGGGCGTGCTTCCTGATATGCCTCGTGCTTGCCAATCAGTGTGCACAGGCCCACTGGCCGCTGTTCGTGGTGTGGATAGCCATCGCGCTCTTCTACCTGACCAGGGAGTGGCTATGACGTACAAGGTTCGGCCAGTATTCACGTGCGCGGTGTGCGGCAAGCGCAAGAGCGGCAGTGGCAATTGGTTTGTCGGCGTGACCCCTCCCGCTGGGTGGAGGCACACGGGCGGCAGGGACGGCATCAGCATATGCGGCGTATGCGACCTCACGTTCAGGGTGTACGGCAGGGACAAGGCCATCGAGAAGCTTGGGAGGGCAAATGAGCAGGACGCTGAAGGACCGCCCGTACAGGCTGGGCGGCGACAGGCATAGGTACGTCATAGCCGACTGCCACGGTCAGCACGGCAAGTTCAAGAGGCTTATGAGCAGACTGGCACGAAGGGAGCTGGGGCGCGAGTTCAGGAAGGACATGGACGGAGCGCCGAAGAAGTCGAAGTGGATGTGGTTCTACTTTGACTGAAGACATAGACAGATTCGTTTGCGAGGGCATCCGTTCGGGTGCCCTCTTTCTTTTAGGGAGAACCATGCCAGACAAGCCAAGGGTCCTCGTCGCGTGCGAGGAATCGGGTACCGTCGTCGACGCGTTCGTTCGTCGCTGGGGGGGGGTCGTTCGAGGTCTACTCTTGCGACCTGCTGCCCACGAGCGGCAAGCATCCGGACAGGCACATAGTCGGTGACGCGCACGAGGTGTGCAAGATGGACTGGGACCTCGTGATCGCGCACCCTCCGTGCACGGCCATAGCGGTGAGCGGGGCCAGGTGGTTCGAGGAGAAGAAGCGCAACGGCCAGTACTACGAAGGCATGGGGCTGTTCCTGTTCTTCACGGCCCTAGACCACGTGCCTCACGTGGCCGTGGAGAACCCCGTGAGCGCCGCGGCGTCGTTCTACAGGCCACCGGACTTCTACACGCAGCCCTACCAGTTCGGCCACATGGAGCAGAAGAAGACGTCGTGGTGGGTCAAGGACCTACCTGCATTGAGGCCGACGAACGACGTCTACGAGCAGATGATGGCGCTTCCGAAGAGGGAGCGAGAGCGCGTGCACAACATGTCGCCCGGCCCAGAGAGAGGCAAGGAGCGCTCCAAGACGTACAAGGGGCTGGCGGACGCGATAGCCGACCAGTGGGGCGCATACGTATTGGGAGAAACAGGATGAACTATTCGGCGATAAAGTACTGCGACATAGCAAACGGCAGGGGAGTGCGCACCACGCTCTTCGTGTCTGGGTGTAGGAACCACTGCGAGGGCTGCTTCAACCCCGAGACGTGGTCGTTCGAGTACGGCGACCCGTTCACCAATGAAGTAGAGGACGAGGTAGTCAACAGCCTCCGCCCCGTCTACGTGACGGGCCTCACCATCCTCGGAGGGGAGCCGCTGGAACCCGAGAACCAGCCCGCGGTGCTGCAGCTGCTGGCGAGGGTTAAGCACGAGATGCCCGAGAAGGACGTGTGGCTGTACACGGGATTCACGTACGAGCGGCTGATGGAGCGCTCTTGCAGGGCGAACACGCCGCTGCTGCTGAGGATACTGAGCAAGGTGGACGTGCTGGTGGACGGGCCGTTCGTGCAGGCGAAGAAGGACATAGCGCTGAGGTTCAGGGGTTCGTCGAACCAGCGGCTGATAGACTGGCACGCCACTTGGAAGGACGGCTCGGTCAAGCTGTGGGAGGACGATCCCGTCTACTCCACGCACGAGATGTAGTCGGGCGTCGGCCCATGAGCAAGGCCGACGCCCACCGAAAGGAGAGGCCATGCGCTGATGGCTCCGTGATGCATATTATACCAGCTAATAACCAATAACCGAGACGTTGTCCCACGCCGCCTCGCAAACCTGTTGGTTTCGGGCTGTCAGGCTCAGCCAGCTCCCGTGGGGAAGTCGGATTCTATTGTAGCCCCTAGCGAGGACGTCCTTGTTAGGGGCTTTTTTGTGTTCGGAACGTGTGATGTTGCCCGGTAAGTCGCTCAACATGCTGAGCGACTTAGCTCATACCATCATGGCTAGGATGACTGAGGCGACGAGGAGCCACGTGAGATACATGAACGTGACGAAGTCGGCTGGATGCTTCATCACTCGCCGCCCTCGGTGCCGTCGGTGGTCGTGTCGTCAGTCGTCGGCTCCGTAGTCGGCTCCGTCGTGGGCTCGTCGGTAGTCGGATCCGTCGGCTCGGTCGAGCCGCCGCCGTACGTCTTCTCCTCCTTGAGGAGGTTCTCCTTCACCTGCACGTTGGTCACGTCGGTTGCCCAGCGCCCGTCCTCGGTGACCCAGTTGACCTGCCTCTTCGCCACGCCCACCTTGAACTCGCCCGTCTGCAGCTGGTCGAGGCTTACCTTGACCACGCTGTCGCCGACCTGCTCCTCGGTGCCCGTGTACTCGACCTCGGGCTTCTCGATGGTGAGCTCGCTCTTGCCCTGCACGTAGGTCACGTACACGTCGGCGGAGGTGAGGTCGACGCCCTCGACCGTGACCTCGTCGGCCACTGTGGTGAACTGCCGCATGGAGACGGACTTCTTGCCGCATACGAACTTCACAGCTACCACCTCCGGTCGTTGATGGAGCGTTGGAGCGCCATCACGGAGTGGTGACCGAAGTCGCCGTCGATTCCGCCTCCGTAGTAGCCCCACTCCTCGAGCTTCCTCTGGATGGCCTTCGAGGTCTCCTTGCCCCAGTCGCCGTCGACCATGACGCCCGTGAGGCCGCAGCGTCTCTGCACCTCGCGCACGAGGGGAGAGCCGCCCTCGCCGTGCTCGACCGCCCACACGTTGGTGCGGTAGCAGTCGTGCTCGGGGAGCTGGTCTGAGATGACGCCGTCGTCGATAAGGCCGAGCTGCTGCTGCCACACGGTGACGGTGTGCGGTCCCGCGATGCCGTCGACCTCGAGGAAGCCCGCCTCCGAGGCTGGGTTGGACGCGTCGTCGTAGTAGGGGCGCACGCCGATGGTGAGCTGGGTCACGTAGCGCGTGCACTCGAGCACCTCGCCGTCGCCGGTGTTGCCCTCGATGGTGCGGAAGCTGTAGCGCGGCTGGATCCACTCCTTGAAGAAGCCGACGTGGTCGCCCGTGTTGTCGCCGTCCCAATCGAAGCCGATGACGTCGCCGGGTATGAGGTCGAACGGCTCGACCTGCCTAGCGAGCCCGTCCCTGCGGTCGATGGCGACCGCACGTGGGAAGCCGTCGCACTGGATGCCCAGCTTCGAAAGGCAGTAGGTGACGAACATCGCGCAGTAGGGGACGCCGTTCGTGCCGAACCACGGGGAGCCCGTGAGCTCCGCGTAGTAGCGGCCGTACTTTGTGCCCTGCTCGGGGTCGCCCCAACGGGAGTAGCCGACCTCGCCTTGCGCGAAGTCGAGAAGCTCCTGAGATGTAGCCATTGGAACTCCAATCTCAAAAAAGGGGACCCCGTGGGGTCCCCGTGGTGGATGGGGTGGCGAATCACCACCCCATGTGTGACGTGCCTATTCCGTGGGCTTCGCCGTGATCTGGCTCACGCCGAGGATCGCGCCGGTGAACACGCCGATGGCGTTGACTGTGAGCACGATGGCGTCGACGTTAGCGAGGCCCCATGCGGGACCTACAGCGCCAATCAGCGCCGCAAGGGCCGGGCAGAATATCAAACCAAACCATTTAAGAATTTGATATGCGCCGTCTGGGATCATGTACTCCATGTCTTCCTCCTTAAAGGAAAAGGGCACCCGAAGGTGCCCAGTTACAAAAGCCTTGCCTTATAGCTCCCGGTCTGGGAGGTTCATGGCCTTGTCCACCAGCTGGTCGACGAAGTGGTTCGTCACGTCGTTGGCGTCGCACAGCCGCTGGTACTCCTCCCACTCCGCGTAGAGGCTCTGCTTCTCCTCGATCGACGCGCAGTGGAGGTCGTCGATATACCTGTGAGCGCGATGGATTATGTCGCTCCTCATCTGCGTGCACTGGGCGCTGATGGTGGTGTCGACCTTGCCCTCGATCTCGTCGATGCGCATCTCGATGCGCTCGCGCCACTCGGCCTCAGCCTTGCGCTTGGCCTCCGTCTCGGCTCGGGCCTCGTCGCTCTTGCGTTCACCTTCCGCTATCTTCGCGTTGATGATTGCGAGACCGCCGCTCGTGATGAGGGCCGACAGTACTGGCCCCAGCCACGCGAGGAAGCCGTTGATGGTTTCGTTCATGTCCTTCTCCTGCTTCTGGTTGGTTCTATGCGTTCACACTCCCCAACGACGTCCGTTGCAGGAGATGGGATTGGCTGAATGCGACACGTCGCGTGGCGGGGGTCCACGATGCACCGTAGGCTCCTGGCTAAAAGAAAAAGGACCAGGGGACTGGTCCTTTCGGGAGATGCTTTTGGCTTATACACATGCGGGGCCACACGGAGGTGGCCCCACTCTTACCTGAATGATTCGGGATTAGATGGAGAAGCCGAGAACAACGCCAGCAAAGGCGTTAGCGACGCCGCTGTTCGAGTCGCCGCTGTTGCCGACACGACGGAAAATAGTGTCCGAATAGGTCGACCGCAGCCACCAATTGTTGGTAAAACCTGACTGGTCGTACTTGATGCGAGATCTTGCGTTATAGAACACCTCGCTATAGATAGGTCCAGTTTGCTCATAGTAAGAGCCGCCAAACATCTCTCGTGCACTTGGGATCCAGAGCTTGTCTGAGGTCGTCTGGTCATGGACTATGGCAGAACCGTATGTGTCGCTATACTTCCGCACTTCCTTTATTGCTGCTTGTACCTCTGTAGGAATTAGTGGAAGTACGGTGTTGCTTAGCCATGACCGCATGGCCGACGCCTCCCAGCCACCAGCAGTAGTTGCCGTGGAGTTCATGTCGCGTATGGTTCCGTAGTATTTCTTGAACATTAGCCATGTCATGGGGACGGTAGTCGTCCCGTCGCTGGCAAGCACGTCTGCGCCCATAGCCACTAACTGGAAGTAGTACGTTGTTCCGCCAATGTCCATGGACTTCACGTCACCAACTGCGTACTTGCTGGAATAGGTGCCGTTGGCTGAGGCCGCGATGATTTCCGACCATGAGTCACTGATGGTTTCAGGAAGTCCGTGCTTTGGGTACTGGCTGATTGGCAGGATGGTGTAGCCCATCCAACCAGAGTTTGCCTTATATGTCGCAAGCAACTCCTGCTGGACGTAAATCGCACCTTCGCCCATTAAGATGGGCGTTCTATTGAATGTGCTGGAATCTGGCGAGCTCGTCATTGACGATCCTCGTAGTATAAGATGCTTGAGCTTCGCGTCGAACATGAATGCGCCCTCTCCGACAGTCCCAGTGCCGAGCATGTCGACAACCTCGAGGTTAGTGCAGTTGCTAAGCCCATATCTATCAATAGCTTTGCATTGAGGTAGGGTTACGTCGGTCAAGGCCGTGTGATAGCTTAGGCAGTGTGAACCAACCTTCGTCACGCCATCATCCTCGAAGCTTGTAAGTGTGTTTGACACGAGCGCGTCAAGACATGCCTGCTCACCCAAAGTCTCCCTTGTATTTGCCATGAGTTCCCTTTCTACGATTCGGGTCCGAACAGACTTGCGCGGAAGCGTTCGGTTTCTCGGACGGTTCTAACTGCATCGAAGTGCGAGACGTATGATTAGATGGAGAAGCCGAGGACAACGCCATAAGAGTCGTAAGCGCTGCAGCGGCCCGCGTTGCCGTTGCCGTTGACACTGCGGAAGTTAGCGACCGAATTGGCCGACCGCAGCCACCAAGTGTTGGAAGAACCTTGCTGGTCGTACTTGATTCGGCTCGCTGCATTCGGGAACAACGTGCTGTAGTGCTCGCCCTGCGTCTCGTAGGTAGTCTCGCCGATGACCTCTTGATGCGAAAGTAGCCACAGCTTGTCTTGCGTTACGCAACCGTCGACGATCATAGAGCCGTCGTAGTTGCTGCTGTGCTTCGTCACCGTCTTGATTGCCGCTTGGAGCTCTGCTGGGAACAAGGCAAAGACGGTGCTGTTGAGGTACGTGCGCATCTCGCTATGTTCCCATCCTCCGTTTGCGCCGGTTCCCTGTGCGCCAGAGTTGTTGCTCGGGTTCATGCGTTTCCTTGTCTTGAGCGTCCCCTTGGTCACGAAGGTTATGCCGGTCGCATCGACCTTGGCGACCTGCGCATAGACCTCACCCTCCGTGCCGAGGTCGAGGAGCTTTGTGTCGCCGACCGCGTAGTTGGACGCGGCTGTTCCGCCTTGGGCTTTGCTGATGATGGTGGCCCAAGAGTCCTTGATGGTGTCGTATCTCGAAAGCGGATAGTCATCTATGGAGGCGATGAAGTACTTGCCCCAGTTCGCGTCTGCCTTGTAGGTGGCGACGAGGGCTGACGGAACGTAAACGGCACCGTTTCCTAAGCCGATTGGCGTACCCGTGAGGGCTGAGGTCGCAGAGAGGGTGGACATGGTCGTTGAACGGACGATGAGCGACTCAAGCTTGCTGCAACCGTTGAAGGCGTTGGCCGCGATGGTCGCCGCGTTTGTGTTCGTAAGTTCGACGGTCGTGAGGGCAGTGTCGTTGCCGAACGCATAGGCACCGACCGAGATGGCGCTTGTAGTAGCCGTGACAAGCGTCGTATGCGAGAAGAACGCTCGCTCCGCGACCGTAGTAGCCGTGTCGCTCTCGTAGTCAACCAACACCCCTTCGACGTACTTGATGACGTCGGAGCGCGTGTCACGAAACAGCGCGTATACGTCGACGTTCGACGTAATGTTCGTGAGGTCCTTGTCCCAACCAGTGAACTCCATGTATTCGCCATCGGAGCTTGTGGGAGTCGCGCCGCCATAGACTGCGGTGCCGCCCTCGCGGACGTTCTGCGTATCCAGCAGCGTAGACCCGCTATAGAACCGAACGCGATAGACAGGGACGTAGACAGCCGTATAGGTGACGTTGCCCGTCACTGCGCTCACGGCTGGTTGCCACCCAGTCGAGGTCTCGCCCTGATAGGTCGGAGTAACGCCGTTGTATTGCGGCATGGTGCCGTAGGGCACGTTCTGATCCGTCTCGAGCGTCGACCCGTCCGCGTTCTTCCACGTGACGGTGTACGTCCTCGTGGTGGCGGTGTAGGCTGCGTACACGGAGCGGTCCGCGGTGACCGCCTTGGTCGCGTCGGGGTCGGCGACAGACTGGTCTTGGTAGAGCGACCAACCCGCGAACGCGTAGCTGTACTGCGCGGTCGACGTGCGGGAGGGCTGTCCCGTATAGGTGCCGTTGCCGCCGTCCCTGACGGTCTCGCTGCTTATGAGCGTGCCGCCGTCCCAGCTGTAGTAGCTTATCGTGGACTCGATGTGCTGGTACCTGATGGTCACGTTCGGGTAGCGTGCGTTCATCCTAGCCAGCCATGCGCCTGTGATGGTGCCGAGGCCCGAGATGGTGCCGGACACGACGGCCTTCTCTACGTTGTTGCCGGCCTCGTCGAGGCCGCTCATGGTGTCGAGGTAGTCGAAGAACTCCTCGACCTCGGCGGTGGTGGAGGCGGTGTCCGTGAAGCCGATGATGCGCACGCGGGAGTTCGCGGACATTTCGTCGAGGATGTCCAGCACGGGGATTACGGGCGTGTTCTCGACGCGGAGCGTCGTGATGGACGAGTAGTCGGAGCCCTCCATCGAGAAGGTCGTCAGCGAGGACTGGTTGCGCACGGTAAGGTTCGCGATGGTGGCGGGGAGGGACAGCGTCTTGAGGATGCCGCCGACGGGCAGGGACACGGACGTGACCTTGGTGCCGTCGAGGTACACGTCCTCGATGTTCGTCGCGCCGGAGAGGTCGAGCGCCCCCGCGAGGGCGGTGCACTTCCTCGCGTCGACGCTCCTCAGCAGCGAGTTGGTGCCGACGTTGAGGTTGGTCAGGTTGGGGTTCGTGTATCCCGACGCGTTGGAGCCCACCTTGATGGACTGCAGCCTAGTCGCTTTGGAGAAGTCGGCGAAGCCCACCTTGAGCGGGGAGAGGTCGCCGACGGAGGCTATCTGCGGGGCGGAGAAGACGTAGATCTCGGTGTCGTTCACGTTGTCGAGCGGGCAGGGCAGGGTCGTGGCGACGCCGTGCGAACCCCTCTCGGAGACGGTGTAGGAGCCGTACCTCACCGTCGGGTAGATGTCGGCGTACGGGGTGACCGTGATGTCGGCCTTGGCGTAGCCGCGGAGCTGTATGACGTCGGAGCGTGCGTCGCCCGCGTTCCAGCGGGAGTCCATGTAGCGGAAGCGGTTGTACAGCCACCACTTGCGCTGCTCGGCCTTGGAGCCCTGAGCCATGGGCAGGTAGACCGCCGTAGGCTCCTTGCCTGAGTCGGGCGAGATGAGCGGGCCGATGTACTTCGACCACGCGTCCTCGTTGAACACGGCCTCGGGCCACTTCGCCTGATGCTCCTCGAAGCGCCTGAGCACCGACTCGTAGGACAAGACGCCGCTCGACCTGAGCGACTGGTACATGGCCGTGATCTCGCGGCCGAAGGCGTCGCGCACGTTGTTCCACAGCACGGAGTCCTGTCCGTTGAACACGTCGGCACCCGCGACGTGGTCGGTGTCCTCGAGCGAGTAGCCGAAGGTGAGCGAGCCCTCGTTGTTGATGCCTATCGCGGTGTCCATGTCGTACGGCTCGGCGACGGCCTTGCGGTCTATCTTGGACAACCCCGTGGTGGGTCCGCCGGAGAAGCCGATGAACAGGTTCTTGGCCCTAGAGTCGACCATGAGGAAGAGCTCGGTGAACAGGTAGTAGAAGACGAAGCTGTCCACCTCTGCGTACTTGGGGAACTCGTTGCGGAACCTCGAGAGCCTGTAAGCCGCCGTGTCGGTGGTGTAGGTGACGTCCTCGGTGACGACCCTCTCGACGTAGCTGGTGTGGCCCGTCTCGGGGTCCACGACCTCGTCGTACACGACGTGCGTCTCCTGATAGGTCACGGGAGACGGGAGCGCGTTGCCTGTCGCGTTGGCCCTGTAGGTCGAGTACACGAACGTCTGAAGCTCCTGAAGCTTGGAGTAGTCGACCCACTCGTCGGATGGGAAGCGGGCCTCGTAGTCGTAGCGCCACGTGGCCTTCGTCTCGCCCGTGTCGGGGTCGGTGAGCGGTGCCTCGGAGAAGTAGTCGGAGAGGAACAGCATGAGGTTCGACGTGTTGTTCTGGAACTCCCAACTCTCCATGTCGCCGGTGTAGCCGTAGGGCTCGGGCGCACGCTTGGGCAGGTTGAAGTTCGCCTTGGAGTAGAACGTCGTCCTGTTGTTGGCCGTGTCGTGCCAGAACAGCACGATGGGGTGGCCGTCGATGCCCTTCCTGACCCTCGGGTCGGCGAGCTCCTCGGGGCGCTTGTACGGGTCGGCCTCGCAGAAGAGCCTGACCAGCTCGACGTTGTTCGCGCCCTCGGAGGACGCCACGTCGGCCTTGAGGACGAAGCGGTTGAACGGGACGATGGAGTCGTTCAGCGCGTACGTGGACGCGTGCTGCCCGCTCTGCGTCATCTCGAAGCCGTTCTTGAACTGCAGGTCCCAGTTCTTGCGGTAGTAGGGTGCGGAGGACGTGCCCTGCACGTTCATCTGGCAACCGGTGAAGCTGAAGCTCTTGGCGGGGTCGACCGGGTCGACGTAGTAGCCCGCGACCGTCTTCTTGTCGCCCTTGTACTGCGGGAGCTCGGGGCACTCGATGACCATGTACGGCAGGTCCGACGGCAGGTTGTCGATGGTGAGTGCGCCGTAGTCGTCGTAGACGCGGTTGTGGCTGTAGCGGTCGAGCATGGTGCCGACGTCCTGTGTGTCGGCGATCCAGTTGTCGAGTATCTGGTAGCGGGTGAGGTCGTTGTCGTACACGCGGATGTTGTAGATGTCGGTCGCGCAGTTGGAGTTGCCGATGGTGATGCCTACGGGGTTCTGCTGCGAGAAGTTGTCGTCGGCGGGGTACTGTATGACGCCCGACATGATGCCGTTGATGTAGAGCATCAGCAGCCTGTTCTCGTTGCGCTTCTCCGCGACGAACGAGACCCTCACGTGCTCGTCCTCCTTGTACTGCATTGCAATGGAGGACTGCTCGGACTGAAGCATGGCGTACTGAGCGGTGAGCATGAAGCCGCGGTTGCCGGACCAGCACGAGATTACCGTGGCGTCGTAGTCGTACACGTCGCGCGTGGCGAACTCGAACTCGAGCGTCTTGCCCGTTCCGCGGAAGTCGCTCGCGAACGGGCGGTAGGGGATGGTGACCCTAGCCGTGTTGGCGACCCTGAGCACGGTGATGCCGTCGTCGTCCTGCACCCAGCCGTCGGAGACGAAGTTGAAGCCCGACAGCGTGCATGAGACTCCTGCCGCGTCGTCTACCCACACCTCGGGATGCGCCTCGTTGTTGGAGCGACCGTAGCTGGTGAGGTGCAGTGCGAGCGCGTCCGTCTCGGCGTGCGCGTCGATGTCGGACTCCTCGATCGTCAGCGTGAAGGTCTTGGACGCAGGGCCGCTCGTGATGGTGAGCGTGGTCGTGCCCACCGAGTCGCAGCGGTACGCCCACGTCTGCTGGGAGCGGTCGACGGTGAGGCTCGCGACCTGGTTCCCATTCGCGGAGAGCTTGACCTGCGAGTTCAGGCTGTTGGGCGTGTAGACGGTGTAGGGGATGCGGAGCGTCTCGTACTGGGTCGCCTTGGTGGTGACGAACGGCGACGAGACGATGGGTACCTTGGAGGACGGGTCGACCACGACGAGCGAGTAGTTCAGCTCGTTGGAGCGGACAGTCTGGCCCTCGACCTCGGCGGTGAAGTACACGAGGAGCGAATGCGCCCCGTGGGAGAGGGCGCGGAGCGTCTGCGTCTGCTGGCGACCCGACGCGACGACGGTCGCGATGTCCTCGGTCTCGCCGTCGACGACGAAGTAGATGGTCTTCTCGACCGCGCCGATGGGCGTGTAGGTGTAGTCGATTGCCTGACCCGCGGGGAAGGTGCCCGACGTGTCGAAGCTCGAGCTCATGCGCAGCTCGACTGCGCTGATGGTGAAGGTCACGGTGCGGGCGTTGTCGTACACGTCGCTGACCCTGACCTTGACCTTGTTGGAGCCGATGGAGAGGAACGGCCCGACGTCGATCCTGAGCTCGCCTTGGCGGACGGTCTGCGAGAGCTTCGTGATGCCACCGACGGTGACGGTGAGCGAGCCGTCGCCCGTTGGCAGGTCGCCCTCGAGCGAGGACCAGTCGAGCAGCAGCGTGCAGGAGGAGCCGTATGAGACGGAGCCGGAGAGCCAGCCCGTCTCGTTGGTCATGGTGATGACGGCCGCGTTGCCCGAGCCGCCGCCACCGCCGCCAGACGCGGCGAGGGGGATGCCGTTCTCGGAGCGGACGCCCCTGTACGTCGGGTACACGTAGCCCGTGTCCTTGTCCTGCTCGAGGCCGAGGTCGTCGGGGTCGATGGTGACGTCCATCGTCTCCATCTGCTGGGCGAGCTCGGTGACGACGCGGATGACGCCGTCGGGGTCGAGCTTGTCGTCTGACACGGAGCCGTTCGCGAGCTTCTGGTTGGTGACCGCTGAGTTGGCGAGCTTCTGGGAGGTGACCTGCTGGTCGGCTATCTTCTCCGTGATGACCGCTTCGGTCGCGATCTTCGGGGTCGTGACGGCGGAGTCGGCGAGCTTGGGCGTCGCGATGGCACCGTCGAGTACCGTGGTGGTCGCCTCGGGATGCTCCACGAGCCACGCCCTGATGGTCGCCACGATCTCGTCGTCGTAGCTCTGGCCCTCGGCCTTGTTCAGCGTGGCGGAGGGGAGGATGACGACTGAGAACGTCGAGGTGCTGACGATGTTGCTGGACGCGTGTATCTCGAAGTACGCGTTGCCGGTCCTGCCGACGACGCTCGCCGCGTACCTCTCGTCGAGCGTTACCGTCGCCGTGCCGTTCGAGTAGGTCGCCTGCGTCCTGTAGTAATGGGTCTTGTCGGGCAGCTCCATGACGAAGTACACCGTGGCCGAGCTGGTGAACGGCGTGCCGTGGTCGTAGAAGTCGACCGACAGCTGCGTGCCGCTCGTGTCGCCTTGCCTCAGGACGACGCACAGACTGCCGGTCTCGTTGCTGTACGTCGGCCTCTTGTCGAGGTCGAGGTCGAGGTGGTAGACGTTCACGCCTTCCTCCTATCGTCTTGTCGCGGTTGTCGTTTGTGAGGTCATCGGTCCATGCTCTCCAATCTGCTCTCGAGCTGCTCGATTCGCCTTTCGAGTTGTTGCGTGTAGGCGACCAAAGGGGCGATGAGTGCTTGGTAGTCGAGGGACAGCGGGTCGAACCCGAGTGAGCCGTCTGAGCTTGGCTGGACGGTCACCGTGTCGGTGTCCCACTGGTCGGCGTCTTGGACGTCCTGCGCGTAGAAGCCGATTCGCCTAGAACCGTCCATGACGAAGAGCGCCGGCTTGAGGCTGCGCACGAACTCGGACGCCTCCTCGCCGAGGTAGGAGACGTGCTCCTTGAGCCTGCGGTCGGAGGATTGCGTGTACCCAGCATTGGTCCACATCTCGCCTCCACCACTGAGGCGCATCGTGTCTTGCGCCTGCGTGGTGTTGCTACCGACGACCAAGACGTAATTGCCGCTGGTCGTGTAGTTGTGGTTCATGGCGATAAAATGCGTCGAGCCAGCCGTGGCGTCGCCGCCTATCGCCACTGATTCTGACCCCGTCGCCTTTGCGTTATGGCCTATCGTTATGGCCCGTAAGTTCGACGCGGTGCTCTCGCTGCCTATCGCTACCGCCTGTTGCCCATGCGCCGTGCTCTTGTGGCCTATTACGATGGATCCAGGAAGGTCTGCGGTGTTGTCGTCTCCGATCGCAACGCAGCTCTCTGCCGTCGCGTCGCTGTTCTTTCCGGCCACGAGCGAGTACATGCCGATGCTGTTCGGGTTCTTCCGAATGCCGAGGGTGTAGTAAGGGGCATAGTACGTGGTGCCACCAGACGTCGCCGTCTCGCCGTAGCCTATCTGTCCGATTACCGTGGTCGAGTCCGAATAGACGGTCAGGCCCTTTGCGGTCATGGTGGCGTGCCTGCCTGCCTTGTCGCCGATGGCGTTGATGAGCTCTGCATCAAGCGTCCCGCTCTTGATGTAGGTGGCGTTGACGTACAGATTGCCGTTCTCCATGTACAGGCCCTGAATCGACCCGTTGTTCGTGAGTCGGTTGAATATCTCCGTCTGCGTGAGGTAGTTGTCTACGGGCACGAGGGCGTCGCGATGGTTCGGCGACCAGTCGAGCATCGGCTTGTCGCCCTCGACGAGCATCACGTTGGCGAGGAAGAGGTTGCCCGTCTTCCCGAGGAAGAAGTTCAGCCCGCCGTCGGTGTCGGCGGTTATCGTGCCGCTGTACCGCTTCCACGTGGTGTCGATGGCCTCTCCGTAGACGTAGCTATGACCCTCGGTCATGCTCACGCCTTGGCAGCACCAGATGGTGTTCGACGAGCTGTTGGACTTCGCCCAGAAGCTGATGCTGTACGTGCTTCCCGGCTTATGGCGAAAGCTGTTTGTGAGGTCCGCGTACACGCGATAGTCGACGCTTCCCGCCACGCCGTTCTGCATCGCCATCAGGCACCTTGAAAACGTCGAGTCAGTGGTCAAGACCGATATGGTGGTTCCCGAGCCGGACACCCAGTACGTGGTGTCTTGCGTGAAGTCGCCGTTCCGCAGGAGGTTCGCTGCGCTGAGGTTGAGCTGTTCGACGACCGACGCCATCCGGAGCTCGCCCGTGTCGAGGTTCCAGTAGTTGCCGCTGGTGGGACTGCCGATGTAGCCGGACGTGAGCTGCGCTGCCGTCACGAGCTCTGACAGGATGTGCCCCGACGTGAAGACGGTCTTCCACTCCCAGTCGTTGATTCCGGCGAAGCTGGCCTTCTTCGAGTTCGCGATTCTGATCGAGCCGCCCTTTATCTGGACCACTTGCGTCGCCTCGGTGCCCACCAAGGGGTCCGCCACCTCCGCGTCGTAGGTGATGATTCCCTCGCCGGGGACTAGGTAGGCATAGCCTCCCGTCGCGCTTATCTCGGCGTTGATTCTGTCGAGGAGCCCACGAAGGTAAGCCGCAGTGTCAAGTCTCGCGACCTTCTCCCCGATGGCTCGCTGCTGGTCGATGAGGTTCGTGAGCGCCCCGGCTATGGTCGTTATGCCGTTCCTCACGGAGCCAATCGTCAGGACCGTCGTCGTCTCGGGCGAGAGCTCGTCGACCTCTATCCTGACGATGCGGCCCTGTATCCTCAATGCTGCATCGGGGTTGAAGCCCTTGTCGACGATGTGCACGTCGTCTCCGAGCGCGACGCCCTTGACGTCCATGCCCACCTCCGCGAACTGGAACACGTTCGCCTCGTAGGTGACGCCGGGCCGAGTATGGTTGTGCAGGTCGTCCCTCGCGGCGTTGAGCAGCAGCTCTGGGTCGTCCTCGGAGTAGCTGACCGCCTTGGTGGGGTAGAGCCAGCCGCCCTGTCCGTCGGGGACCTTGAACGCCTCCGCAGCCTCGTCGTCCTGCAAGTAGTACAGGTTCGGGTCGCCGGTCTCGTCGGTGATGTCGAGGGGCCACTCGAAGGTGGTCTCGTCGTCCTCGGCGTACTCCTGCTCGCCCCTGCCGAGCGGCACTATCCTGCAGTAATAGGGGCCGGGGTCGGGGACGCGGTGGATGTTCGCCACGTCGTGGCCCCAGTCGAACCGCCTAGTCGCGTTGGTGGAGCCGACGTGCGCCCTGAGGCTGACCTTGCGCGACGTCACGCCGTAGAGGTTGGAGACCGCTATCTGGACGTCGACCTCGCCGCCAGTGGCCTCTACCACCTTGGAGAGGCGCGACCATGCCGACTCGTAGATCATGACGCAGCCCTTGCCCGCCTCGATGGACGGGGCGTCGCACGTACCGGCCTCCCATCCGCTGACGCCCTCGAGCGCCTTCTGCAGGGCGTAGAGCGAGGTGCAGGAGGAGCCCATGCCCGCCTCGGCCTCGGTATGGGCGTAGGAGGTAGTGAGGTCGTACTGCAGCGACCAGACGAAGCGGTACGTGCCGAGCGCCGTCTCGCCGTTCTCGTGCGCCTCGTCGGGCTCGGTGAGGACCCATTCGCGCCACGTGCCAGTGGCGTCGACGGTGAGGGCCCTCCAACCCTCCTCCATCCTGCGGGTGGTGACGACCACCATCTCGTGCTCGCCGTTGATCTCCTCGGTCCTGATGCGGCTGAACACCTCGTCGGGGGCCAGCTCGGGCAACAGGTTGCCGGTGCGGTCATGCAGTATGACCCTGTCGGTGGGGTAAGCCACTACACGCTCCTTTCCTGCCACGTGATTGTGGCGGAGCCAGAGCCTTGGTCGACCTTGGCCGTGTGTATGCCGGGGGAGAGGGTGGGCCAGTCGCTGTCGAGGGTTATCATGGTCGCCGAGAGGTTGACCAGCGCGGAACGCTCGTCGCAGTCGATGGCGACCCTCGTCGAAGACGAGGAGGGCAGACCGACGTGGACGAACTCCTCGTCGTCGAAGCGCACGCCCCAGACCTCGGACGAGGAGGACCTCACCGCGTTAGTAGACGCTATCTGAACCGCCGCGGGCGCTGAGCCCTCGACGTAGAACGTCGTGTTGGACGTCGAGACGGAGGCGGACTTTATCGGCCCGTACCTCCACGGGTCGTCGGCCACGAAGCTGAGCTCGAGGTAGCCGATGCCCGTGCCGCCGATGCGGTCGCCCTCGTCCATGGAGACGAACCTCGCGAGGTAGTACTCCTCTGGGTGGTTCCTCAGGTAGAGGGTGAAGGGACCGCCTTGGTGGAGCACGGAGGAGAGCTCGTCCTTCAGCCTCTCGAAGTCCTGCCAGCTGTCCCTGAACGCGCGGCACTCCAACGTTATCGGACGCTGCGCCAAGGTGGTGCCTGATAGTACGGAGCCGCGCCTTCCCGGCACGTCAGTCGTCTCGGCCCTCACCTCGGGGAGGACGTCGTGCACCCTCTCGACGACGATGCCCATGTCCTCTAGGCACATGCTGCCCACGATTGTCCTCGAGTCTGGTCCCATCAGAGCCTCCCAGCCAGCTCCCTAGCGGCCGCAGCCGCCAAGCGCTTTGAGATCTCGTCGACTTGCTTGTCTATGTCTTGGTCGCTTCGCATGTTGATGCCCGACATGTTGAGGTTGATGCTCATGTTGATGACGGGTGCCGTGCTCTGCGCGGCGGACTGCTGCTGCCTAGCCCTGCCGCTCCTTATGCCGTTGACGGCCTCGTAAGCCGCGTCGAGCGTCATGTCGGGGTCGAAGCCGTCCTCGACAATCTCGGACATGCGCTTGACCTGCTTGTAGAGGTCGGACTCCTTGTCATGCATCCCGTTGACGAGGTTCATGACGAAGTCGCCGCCCCACTTGTCGTCGTCCTTCAGCGGGCCCTTGTCGGGGACGGAGTGACCGAGCCATTGCTCGATGGTGTTCGCCATGCTCTGGATGTTCGGGAACAGCGTGTTGTTCCAAGCGTTCACCATGCCGTTGTTGAGGTTGGCAATGAGGTGGGAACCCCAGGTGTACTCATTCCCGTTTCCCATGTTCGAGAACTGGCCCTCTACGTCCGAGGAGATGTTGCCTGCTGTGGTGCTGAGGTCGTTGCCACCGCTGACGAGGACGTTGTTCATGTTGGACATGAAGGCACTGAATCCCGAGATGATGCTCCCGTTCTTCGACTGCAGCCCGCTATCTAGGTTGGTTGCGGCATTCGTGCTGTGCGTGTCTGCGGACCTCTCGAGGGACGCGAACTCCGTGTCGACCGACTTCACCACGCCTGCGGCGGTGCTCACCGTGACGGGTGCCCTGCGGGCGAGGCCTCCCGTGACCGCGTCGGCGGTGTTCTCGCCGACCTTCTTGCCGTCTATGGTGAGCCTGTCCAGCGGGTCCATGATGTTCTGGTAGTAGCCCATGCCTGCGGTGTTGACCCTCGGGAGCGGCTTCTCGAGGTTGGTGGCGATGCTGCTGCCCGCCTCGTCGGACTTGTCGTCCGCAGTGGTTGCCATCTCGCCCATGCTGGCGTTGAACTCGTCGACGTGCTTGTCGGTGTTCGCGACCGCCTCGGCCTCGGCCGTGTCAAGCGCCGAGACAACGGCACCGCCGCTGCTGCTGATGGAGTCGAGGGCATCCTGCTGGGCGTCCTTCATGGCTTGGAGGGACTCCTGCTGCGCCTCCTTCATCGACTCGAGCGACGCCTGCTGGGACTCCTTCAGGGACTCGAGCTGTTCGGTCTGCGCCTCCTTCAGGGCCTCGAGCTGCTCGCTGTTGCGCTCCTTGAGCTGCTCGAGGAGGGCGTCGTACCTCTCCTTAGCAGCTTCGTACTCGGCCGCGTTGGCCTCCTTCATGGCGTCGAGCTGGTCCGCGCGGGACTGCTTGTACGCCTCGACCTCCGCGTCGTACTGCTCCTTCAGGTCCTCCTTGCGGGCGTCGAGCTGGTCCTTGAGGTCCTCCTTCTGCTTCTTGAGGGCCTCGATCTGGTCCTTGCGCGTCAGCTCGTTGTGCTCGACCTGCATCTTCTCGAGGTAGTCGTTGAGCTCCTTCTCGGCCTCGGCACGCTTGCGGCGAGACTTGGCCTTGTCGACCGCGGCTTGGAGCTCGGCAACCTTGTCCTGCTCCTGACGCTCCTTGAGGGCACGCTTCTCGGCCTCGGTCTCGGCCTCGAGGGCCTCGATCTTCTCGTCGATGGCGTCGGTGCCGTACTGCTGCTCGAGCAGCTTCACGCGGGCCTTGTACTCGCGCTCCATCTCCTTGAGCTTGGCGTTGGTCGCCTTGTTGAAGGCGTCGACCTCGTCGTCCTGAGCGTCCTTCAGCGCCTTGAGCTGGGCGTCGTACTGCTTCTTGCGCTCCTTGTAGATGGCGTCGAGGTTCTTCTTCTCGGCCTCGTACTTCTTGTTGAGCTGCTTCTGAAGGGCCTTGTACTCCTTGTCGTACGCCTTCTGCTGGGCCTTGTACTCGGCGTCATACGCCTTCTGCATGGCCTTGTACTCGGCGTCGTTGGCCCTTTGCATGGCCTTCTTGGCGGCGGAGTCGCTGCCGCCCGTCGACACGGGGATCGACGGGGAGGAGAGCTTCGCACCGGCGAGGGCGGAGCCCTGTGCCGACGAAAGCTTGTTGAGCTCGGCGATGGCGACCGCGACGTTGGACCCGTACGCCGAGGCGATGAACGCCCACTGCTGGGCGGTGACGTTGGCGTATGCCTCCAACGTCTGGCCCGACGCGACGATGGAGTTCTGCAGGTCGACGATGCGGCTCTGCATGGGGCCGATGACCGCGGTCGCGTTTGCCAGCGCGGCGTTGTCGGAGGCTATCGCCGAACGCAGCGTGTCGACGCTAGAGCTGAGCTCGTTCACTCCCCACGCGGCGTCCATGGACGTGCTCGCGACGCCCATGTTCTGGTTCTGCATCTCCGCTTGGACGCTGTTCAGGGTCGCGGTGTTCTCGGCCAGCCTCTGCGTAATGTCTTGGGAGTCGGTGAGGGCCTGTGCGTAACGCTCAGCCTCGGCCCATGCGTCCGCATACGCTTGGATCTGGCTTGCGGACATGCTGAGGCTCCCCGTCTGGGAGTCGATGATGCTGACGCTCGCGCCGGTCATCTCGTTGAATCCTTCGACGGCCGCGGCGAGCTCGCCCATCTGTTCCTTCGTCAGGGACGAGGAGTCGGACAGCTCGGCCATCTTCTGCACGTAGGAGTCGACGATTGCCTCGTTGGTGCCGATGCCACTCCATGAGTCTGACAGCGAGCCAGCGAGTTCGGCCTGCTTCTGGATGAGGTTGTCGACCGACGTGAGGAGCTCGTCGGAGCGCTCCACGGCGCTCTGCGTCTCCGCCGAATAGGTGCTGAACGCCACGGCCGCGCTGTTCATCGCGGTCTCGAGTCCGTTCGTCGCATCACTGAGCATGACCTGCTCTTCGTAGAAGTCCATGAGCATGGTGATGCCGACTCCGACCGCGCCGATAAGCGCGGCGATGCCGACCGCGCCGCATGCGGTCGCCGCGACGCTGAGGCCGCTGACGGAAGCTGCGGCACCCTCGACGGTTGCGGTGAGCCCGGTGAGTTTCGTGACGACAGCGCCGATTGAGCCGCCGGAGTTGACCAGCGCCTGAGCCGCAGCTGCCCAGCCCTTCGAGAACTGCGCGACGATCGGCACGACGGTACCAATGACCGTGGCGAGTCCGCCAATCGAGACGATTGCCGTCTTTATCGGTGCGGGAAGTTGGTTGAGTGCGTCGGTGATGAGCTTCATAACTTCGGACGCTGCGTTCATTATCGGTATGAAGCCCTCGCCGAGTGAGGCGGCGAGGTTGCTCGCGTTGTTCTGCATTATCGCGAGGGCACCAGAGAAGCCATCTGACTTCTTCTTGGCCTCGTTTGCCGCGTCACCTGCCTGACCATACTGGTCACTAACTTGGTTCCATGCGTCACCAGAGATCAAGAGCGCCTTGTCGAGGCTTTCGACGGTCTTCGAGAGTCCGAGCAGCGTCTGCTGTTGTCGTACGCCGGTGATGCCCATGTTCTCGAGCGCGGCGACTGCCGACTCACCATCGGCGGTTATCTCCTGAAGTCCGCTGAGGAACTCCCTAAGCGCCTCGGTGGGGTTGGCCTTCCACGTCTTGGTGAAGTCATCGGCGGTGCGCCTTGCGATGGTGGCGAAGGCGGCGATGGAGTCTCCGCCCTCGGCGACCGCGGACTCGATGCCGGAGATTGTGTTACCGATTGCGGTCGCCGCCGCCTCGGACCTTTGTCCGGTGGAAGCGATGGCGGCGGACCAGGCGAGGATTTCAGAGCCGGAGAAGTTCGCCGTAGACGCGACTGCGGCCAACCTCTGCGCCACGTTCATGATGGCGGACTCCTGCGCAGGCATGTTGTTGCCGAGGCGCACGAGGGCGTCCGAGAAGCCCTGCATGCCGTCGATGTCGAGCGATAGGACGTTGGCGACCTGACCGAGCCTGAGGGCGATGTCCTCGGCGTTCATGTCAGTAGCGATGTCGAGAGACGATGTGATTTGGCCGAACTTCTCGAGGTCCTGCGTCAGGACGCCGAGCTGTCCGCCGAGCGCCTGCATCTCGAGCATGGTGTCTGCCGACGTGATGGACGTCTGGCTGAACTTTATGGCCGAGTCGAGCAGCGCCTCGAACTCGGTCTCGGTACCGTCGACCGTCTTTCGCATGTCGCGGTATGCGGAGTCGATGGTGTCGGACGAGCTGATGATTTCGCCAGAGAGACGCTTCATGGCGTTGGCGATCATGTTGACGGACTGCATGAACGCGGCGTCGTCAATCTTGGGCGTCGCGTCCCTCTTGTGCGTCTCCTCAGCCGTCCTGCCAAGGTCGTCGAGGACGTACCCGAGCTTCTCGCTCTGCGCAATGGCGTCGGCGAAGGTCTGCGTGTTCTGCGCCTTCACAAGTTCCTGCTTGGCGTTATCAGCCGCGCTTTGGGCGTCTTTTATGGCATTGCTGAGGCGCTCGTACTCTGCGACGAGCTGCTCAATGCGCTGCTTCTCTTCGTCGGTGCGGGTTGACGCGGGTTTCGCCTGAAGCTTGTTAAGCTCTTCGGAGACCTTCTTGAGTTCGCTTTCGTATCCGCTGATGGTCGTAATAGCATCGTTGAACGCAGTCTTTGCCGCGGCGAGTCTGTATGCGGCCTCGCCGGTGCTGATGGCGACCTTGTCGATGTTGCCCGACTTCATCTGTTCGATGGCGGCGTTCAGCTTCTGCATCTCGCGAGTGGCGAGCTCGGTTGCGGTCGCTATCGCCTGAGCGCGGGCGGTCTTCGTGTCTTGATTGTCGGGGTCCTTCTTCAGCTCGGCGTCGAGGGCCTTTACGCGCTTGACCGCCTCCTGCACTGCCATGTCGAAGTTCTTGATGTCGTCGATCTGGTCTTTCATGCCCATGTCGGCGGCGGAGACGCGCTCGATCTCGTCAACCGTCTTCTTGAGACTCCCGGCTATGTCGTCGTCGTACTTCGGGGTGACGTCAGTGTTCGCGAGGCGTTCGCCCGCGACGCGGGCATCGGTCGCCTTGGCCGTCCACTCGACGACTCCTGTGCTGGCCTCTTCCCATTCCTTGCGCTTCTTGGCGAGCTCTTCGCCCTTGGCGAAGCGGGCCTCTTCCTCTCGTGCAGCAACGAGCTTCGTGCGTATGGCCTCAATCGCGGCCTCTGCGCTCTCGTATTCCTCTCCGTCGGCGATGGTGTGTTCCAGATCATCGTCGCCGGCTTCGTCAAGGGCACGCGCGACTTCGTCGACGGCGTTCTTGGTCTTGTTCATCACGTCGATGAGGCGGGCCTCTTCGCCTTCGAGGCGTGCCACCTCTTCGGAGGCATGTGCGTGCGCGACGGCCATCTCGTTGAGCTGCTGCTGTGCGCTCTTGCTCGTGTCGGTGAACGCCTCGATCTCGGCGCGTTCGGCTTCGTACTTGTCGAGGATGGCCTGTTGCTCAGACACTCGCTCGGTGGCGTTGAGGACGGCTTGGGCGTAGAGCTCCTGCGCCTTCGTCAGCGCGTCGGTGTTGTTCGGGTCTGTCTTGTACGCCTCGGCCATGCCCTTAGCCGCGCTCATGTTCGCCGAGTAGGCCTCACCGAGGGCCTTCGCCGCCTGCGTCTGCTCGTACATGCCACGGAGCAGGTCGGACGGCAGCTTCATGTTCGCCATCTCGCGCGACAGGTTGGTGATCTGCGCGTTGGTCTTGACTATCTCGGAATTGAGGTCCTTGAACTGCGCGACCGCGACGGCCTTCTCGAGCTCGTCGCTGGCGCTGTCGTATGCGTCCTTGAGTCGCTGGACTTCGGCTATGAAGTCGTTGATGGCGGCTTGGCTCGGCCTGATGGAGTCGGGCATTGCCTCGAACGCCCTGCGAATCTCGGCGACGCTCGTGTTGTCGTTCTCGAAGTTGAAGACCTGCCCGTCGAACTTGGCGAACTTGTCGATGGCCTTGTCCGCGGTGGTGAGTAGGTTGTCGATCTGCTTCTGGATGGCGTTGAACTTCGTCTCCGCCTTGCTGCGGTCGCTTCCCGTGGCCTCGTCCATCTTGGCCTTGAAGGTCTGCGCCTGCGCGGTGAGGGTCTCGAACCTCGTCCTGAGCTCGTCCATCCTGCTGGCGAACTGCTCGGTCGCGCTCTCGGCGGGGCGTATGACGTTGGCCGGCAGGCTACCGAGCGCCTTGGCGATGTCGTCGGCACCGACGGCACCCTCGCGGAAGGACTCCTTCATCTTCGCGCCGAAGTCGGATGACGCGGCCTTGGCCGTCGCCGCGGTGTACTCGCTCATCTTCGCGTTCATCTTCGCAAGCGACTCGGTCAGCTCGGCATAGGAGGTCCTAGCGAGCTCCGCGTTCATCTGGGCGTTCTTGGTGTTCTCGGCTAGCTTCGCGACGCTCTCGCCGCCATAGGTCTGCTCTCCGACCTTGCGCATGGCGTCGTTCAGCGTCGAGAGCCTCATGGCCGCTGCGGACGCGCTCGACGCCATCGCGCCCATCTGCAGGTTCGCGGCGTTGAGGCTGGAAGGGTCGAGCTTCAGTGCGGTCGACAGCTTGCGGAGTTGTGACTCGGTGTCAGTGACAGCGCGGTTCGCCGTACGCAGCGCCTCGGAGAGCTTGGTGGTGTCTCCGCCGATTCGTATGGTTAGGCCGCGGTAGCTATCTGCCATGGCATCTCCTCCGTCACATGGGGACTCCTGCCCATGCGGTTATCTCTGACCACGTCGCCTCACGCGGGCCGTCGTCGTTTTCGCGTGCGTTGGCCTGCAGCGTGAGCACGAGCTCGCCCCAGCCCATCTCGAGGATGTCTTCCTTGGAAAGCCCTATCTCGAGGGCGGCGTTGCATATGGCCGTATATGGGAGCTTGTCCCGGTAGCCCTTCTTGCGCCCCTTCTTGGCTGGTTTTTTACTCGGAGGCAGCGGCTCCGGTTCGAAACAAGCCCCTGTTGAGCTCGTCCATCACCGCGTTGGAGGTCTCGCGCATGTCGGGCTCGAACTCCGCGAGGTCGGCGCTCCACGCCGAGTAGGACGGGACGGGGTCTCGCTTCACGTTGTGCTTTGCGTCGATCTCGGCCTGCGTCTTAAGCATGGCCCACAGGGCACGCCACTCGGCGTTCCAGTTGTCCATCGTGTAGTCGACGATGATGGCCTTGATGTTTCCGCTGTCGTCGAACTCTAGGCCGAGCGCGTCCTCGCCGATCCTCTGCCTGCCGAAGACGTCGGCGATGAGGTCGCCCGTGATCTTCGGGTTCGGGTCGTTCACGAACGCCTGCTCGTAGATGGTGAGGGTCCGCGCCGTGCAGCGGTACTCGACCTCCCCGTTGCCAAGGTCAATCTTTGGCATCCTGTCCTCCTGTCATTGACAAGTGCGTACGTCCGGACGCTCTCCGGAGAGAACGCCCAGCGTACGCGCTCGCCGATTAGGCGGAGGCAACTCCCGGCTGCGCAGGCTTGGAGTAGAAGTTGTCGTAGGCGACGTGGGTCTCGCCGGCGTCGGTGCAGTACGCGCCGAGGACGGAGACCTTCTCGCCGCCGACGGTGAACTCCTTGCCCATGGCAGTGCCGTCGAGGGTCAGGGTGTCGGGGTCGGTGGAGTCGGTGGTGGTGTTGCGCTCTTCGGTCGGACGGTTGAGGGTGCAGCCGTACTTGATGCCGCGGAGCGTGTTGCCGTCGCCCTCGACCTGATAGCCCATGGCGAAGGTGGCGTGCTTCGCGTTTACGGGCTCGATGAGCATGCCGGACGTGGCGTCCTGGATGTAGCCGAGCAAGGCGATCTTGGCCGCGTCGGTCATGTCGGCAAGCTCGATGGAGAACTCGTCGGAAGCGGCACCGGTGGTGGTGTAGTAGCCCATGTTGTCCGCGTAGAACACGTTGGAGCTGTTCTGCGGGGTGAAGGAGATCTGGACTGCGCCAGCGAGGTCAACCCACTCGTTGGCGAGGACGCCGTCGGTCTCGACGGCGAAGACGACGTGGGAGACGCCGAAGCGCACCTTGTTCTTAGTGTTGGCCATGGTCAGGCCCCTTTCTTCGTCAGTGTGAATGTGTAGGAGTGCATCTGGCAGTTCTCCTCGGAGAGCCATGACTCCCTGTGTCGAAACGCCCCCAGCTTCCTCACGGCGTCCTCGAACGCTAGGACGAGGTCTGGGTCGTTCTCTCTGATGTACAGCTCCGCCCGATAGCGGGGGAGCGGGTCGAAGGTGTCGTTGTCGACGAACACCTCGCCGCCGTTGGCACGCACGTAGACGAACCAAGGGAGCGGGGGAGCCTCGCCGAGCTGCCATGCGCTCCTAGTGCCGGGTATGCCGACTTCGGAGAGGGTGGCGTAGACGATGTCGTCGCTAGTCACGGAACCCCTCCTCGAGCGCCTTGGATGCCGCCTGCTCTGCCGCCTTGAACGCGACGTCGGCCGCAGGCGCGACGTGTTCTCTGCCCTCGACCCTGCCGCCTCCGACCTTCGCGTGGCCGAACTCGAGTAGGTGGGGAAGACCGGGCAGCGTCGCGGAGCCGACCTCGCCCTCTGGGTGCGTGTCGCTCCTGTCGGTGATGTGGCTGCGTATGGACGCCGCGTACTCGCCGGTGGAGTAGGACTGACCGCCCTTCTTGTAGGAGTGGGAGGTCTTGCCCCTTCCGAACTGCGCCTTGGCGTTCTTGCGCCACTCGCTCGCGCCCTTCTTGACGCCGGCGTTCACGGCCTCCTTGGCACCGAGGTTGCCGACCCGCTGGACTTCGGAGAGGATGTCCTCCATCGCCGCCGCGAAGTCGTCTATGTCCACGATCCTTGCCATGTCATGCGGTCCCGAATCTCTGGCCTATGGTGATGAGCCTCGTGTCGCCAGCGCCCGTGATGTACATGACCTCGTACTCCTCGCCATGGAAGATGCACTTGTCCTCGCCGAGGTAGTCGACGGCGCGGACCTCGAGCATGTGCTCGTTGCGGAGGCCGACGTCAATCGGCTCGTTGCCGTTCGCCATACGGACGGTGTTGGAGCGGAGGTGCGCCATCGCCATAGCGCCGATGGTGTACTCGTTGCAGTAGACGAGACGCTCGACGCGCTCGCCCTGATGCCACGCACCCGCGGAGTCTTGGTACTGCTCGCCGACGCCGAGGAAGGTGACGACCTCGTTCCAGCGCATCAGCCCTCCTTAGGCGGGAGTATGGCGTCGAGCAGGCCGTCGGCGTAGCTCGCGACGCGGGAGTACGTTTCGGAGTCCTCGTCCATCTCGTTGGCGGAGCTGTTGAGCAGGTCAGCCACGGTCTGCTGGTACGAGAGCATGAAGCGGTCGGCTTCCTTGTTGTCGAAGCCGAACTGGGCCTTGGCGTACACCATGACCGCCTTCTTGGCTAGGGGATAGAGGGAGTCGGGGTCGAGGAGCTCCTCCCTGACCCCGACTCTCCGCATGTCGGTCAAGGCAGACTCGATGAGAGTGGCTATCTCGGCGTCATAGACGTCTGCCGACACCCTGAGCCAAGTCCTCACTTCATCGAGCAGTGCCATGTCTCTACTCCTCCAAGAGGGCGATGAGCTGTGCCTTGGTAGCGCCTGAAGGGACCTCCACGCCCTTGTCGGCGCACAGTGCCTTGAGCTGGGCGACCTTCATCTTGCTGAGGTCGACCTCCTCGGGCTCCGCCTTCGCGTAGGTGACGTAGCCGGGGATCACGGAGTCGATGTGCTCGGCGCGGTCCTCGGTAGCCTCGAAGCTGTCACCCGGAAGGCGGTCGACCTTCTCGACGAGGTCGTAGAAGGCCTTGAGTACGGTCACGGTGACCATTAGGCGCTAGCCTTCAGCTTGATGAGCAGCCAGCCGAACGGGTTGGTGACTCGGCCGTCGCACGCCATGGAGACCTTTGTCTTGTGGAGGTTGTTGTCGTGGTCGTCCCAGCTGAGGGTGGTCAGCGGCATGCCGGGCTGGGTGTTGAGCGTGTAGTGCTTGAGGTCGCCGAACGCGGCGATGATGTCGCCGACCTTGGCGGTGGAGATGTCAGCGCCGACGGAGTCGTCGAGCAGGTTGACGGGACGGCCGTTGATGGCGGGCACGAAGCCGTCGTTAAGCGAGTCGTAGCGGCTCATGAAGTTGGCGACGGGGCGGTGGTTGTCGTCGCGGAGGACGGCCACGTGGCTGCCGAAGAGGGAGTCGGACATGACCCACTCGCCGCGGCCGCGGTACGCGGAGTTGAGCTTGTACTGGACGCTGGCCCAGAAGTCCCACTTGTCGAGGTCCGCCATGGTCGCCTCGACGATGGTGGCCTTGGGCGCGACGGCGGAAGCGCCGGAGCCGGAGCCGATGAGGCGGGTGTCGGAGATGATGCCGGTGGGCTTGCCGTTGCCGTCGCCGTCCCAGATGGCGGCGTTCAGCTGGCGGGAGAACTCTGAGGCGATCTCGGCCGCGTTGTTGGTGAAGTTGTCGGTCAGCATGGCTTGCGCGAGGAGCGAGCGGGCGACGCGGTACTCGAGCTGCCACGCGGAGAAGGTGAACGTCTCGAAGTCGTCTTCCTTCCAAGGCGCGGTCTGCTTGTCGTTGATCCACAGCGCCTCGCCGACGAGCTCGGCCTCGGAGACGGCGATGCCGCCTTGGATGGAGGTGCGGGAGACCTTCTGGTCGAGGCCACCGTAGGCCTTGAGGTCGCGGGCGACCTCCTGCATGAAGGTCAGCGGCAGGGGCACGGAGCCGATGGTCGGGACGCCCAGCGGGTCGGTGTAGTTGGAGTAGGCGTCGGCAACGCTGACGCTGACGGGGTCGCCGACGGCGCGGTACTCGGCCTGAGCGCGGGCGATCATCTCGGCGGGCATGGGGGCCTGACGGGTGATGTGCGCGGCGAGGGCGCGGCGGTACTCGGGGGTGTCGGTGTAGTTGCCGACTTCCTTAACCTCGGAGCGGGTCTGCGGCTCGGAGGCCTCGACCACCTTGCCAGCGCCTGCGGCGACGGCGGTGAGGTTGGCGTTGCGGAGCTCGGTCACGCGGTTGCGGCGCTCGACCTCGGAGAGGATGAGGTCGCGCTCGGCGTAGAGCATCTCGTCGGTGACGCCCTCGGGAAGGGTGTCGGCGGACATGAGGTCGATGACCTCGGAGCGGCGCTGCTCGAAGGCGTCAGCGTCGAGGGCGCGGTACTGTGCCGCGTCGAAGGTAACGAAGTCCATGCTCGTTCCTTTCTGTCGGTAGTGCTTACTAACGGATTTGCGCGAGCTTCAGCGCCATCGCCGCACGTCTGCGACGAGACAGGGCTTCGGCCCGTTCTTGCTCGGCCCGCTGCAACATCTCCTGCTGCTTCTGCTTGGCCTCGATCGCTCCGTCGAGGTAGGCACGTGCCGATATCTCAGTGCCGGGGTTCGCGGGGATGCTCACGCCAGACACATCAAAAACTTTACTAATGCGAGTAATCCGGGAATGGATGTTCCCGTCCTCGTCCTCTTCCCACTCGAAGCCGTCGTCCTCGATGGTGAAGCCGAAGCTCATCTCCACGATGAGCCCGCTCTGGACGGCCTCGAAGTGGTCGCGTCCGCGCTGGGAGCCGCCGAGGTCAGCTTCGCACCAGCCGCCGTCGGGGTCGATGCCCACGCGGAGCGAGCCGTTGCGGATGCGTGCCATGGGGGCACCCTCGTGGTTCTCTTGGTAGATCACGTCGCTCATGTCCGCCTCGTCGAGCGCATGCGGGTCGATGCTCTCGAAGAAGCCGGGCATCAGCTCGTACTCGGCCCCGAACGTCGTGAAGTGTCCGCGGACCACGTAGCTGGGCTCCTGAGCTACCTCGTTGCCATCCTCGTCGAGCTGCGTCTCGCGCACGACGGGCTGGAAGTTAGAGGCAGCAAAGTTTCGGTATTGCCTCTCAGTCGGTCGATACGGCATCGTTTGCCTCCTCGTCAATGTCCTGAATGATTGGGTCCCGCTCCTCCGAGACGCCGCCGGACTGGACCACCACGTTGCCGTACTCGTCCATGAGGTAGAACTCGCCGCGCACAAGCCGGACGTCGCCGCCCGGTATGGGAGGCTGCTGGAACACCTCGAGGGCTTGGTTGATGGTCCAGATGCCGCGGTCCATCATCTGGGCCACGGTGTCCGTCTTGGTCTTTACCGAGGCGTATTGGAGCCTGTTCGAGCTGAACATGACCCTGTTGCCGCGCCTGCGCTCCAAGAGCGTGTAGAGGAGCTTGGTCAGCCCCTCGGAGAGCATCACGGCGAAGGGCTCGATGCAGCCCTCGTAGTAGGCGTTCCACTCGTCCTCGGAGAAGGAGTTCTGAAGTATCTTGCGGTTGGTGTTGAAGTAGTCGAAGACGTTGTTCTCGATCCGGGTCATCTCCTCCGGGTCAAGAGTGAACCTGTCTTCCTTGACCTGCTCGATCTTGTTGAAGGTCGTGTCGTAGACCATCAGCCCGCTGGTGTTGTTCGGGCCGAGGTTGTCCCTCGCGAAGCGGTCGCGCTTCTTGGCGAGGTCGTCCTCGTGCGTCATGGACGTGACCTGGCCTATGAAGCGGATGCGAGCGCCGTTCTTGACGGCCAGCTCCTCCGCCTGCCTCTGGGCGTCCATGAGGGCGAGCGTGGGGTCGAGCGGGTCGTTCCCGCCGCCGAAGTAGTCGCTGAGGTACTGGAAGCGCGTGAGGACGCAGACGTACTTCCACTCGATGACCATGCGGCCCGTGTTGAGGTGGAAGATGCCGTAGGGCTCGCCCTTGTACTCGCAGACCTCGACGAGGTTGGGCTTCACCACGTGGAGCCCGGTCACCGACTGGTCGCGAGGGTCGACCTCCGCGAGGACGTAGGCCGTCGTGTCGGCGAGGTACAGCGTGGCTACGCGCTTGAGGAACGCGGGCCACGTCTGGTAATCGTTCGGCTGAGACGCGAACAGCGCTTGCACCTTCGGCTTCGTCGTGGAGTTGCCCCCGACCTCCGGCTTCAGGGATGAACACGCCACCGCGAAACGCTCGACTGCCGTCCTCGTCAGCAGCTGCTCGTAGAGCGTGCCGTCCCAACTCGAGAAGTTGGGAGCGTACTCGGTGAACGTCTGGAAGCTGGTGCTAGGGGTGCTCTGGGACTGCGCCTGCTGGCGCGGGAAGAATCTAGACAAGAATCCCATGGCTTGACCCTACACCACGGGAGCCATCGTGAATAGTTACCAACTTAGGTAGCTACCAAAGGTGCCACTGGGTCTGACCTGCGCGTTTGCGAGGGGTCGGAAAAAAGTTTCGTTGAAACTGTGATATGATGGGTGCCTAGAAAGCCAGTGGGGCCTCAATTGCCCAGTTGCACTTCCACGTGGCTTTGGCGGGATGGTCACCTGTGACTGTCCCGCATTTCGTCTTCTGGCTCGACGCCGTAGCGTCGGTACATGCCCTGCCACCACACCTTCGACAGTCGCTCGGTTGAGCGCTCCTCGGACTCGAGCCTGCGGGTGAGGTCTGCGAGCCTCATCTCGACCGACACGGTGTGGACGGCGACGAAGGTGGCGATGACCACGACGATGACCGTGATGGGGTCCATGTTCCTCCCTAGCTGATCGCGACTTGGTAGTCGTCGTAGCGCTGCATGAGGACGATGTACGCGTCGAGGAGCGACATGAACCCGTCGATGCGGTTGGAGCTTCGCCGCCCCTTCTTGACTGGCATGTAGTTGTCGTTCGCGTCGACGGACACGCTGACGTTGAGGTTGCACACGGTGTCGATGGGGTTCTCCCATACGATGCGCCCTGCCTCGAGGTCCGCCCTCATGCGCTTCATTGGGTCCGAGAGGTTCTTGGGCCACTGCGGCACCCTCACGACGTTCTGTTCGCCCACGAGGTACTTCATCTGCTGCTCTATCTCCTGCATGTGCCACTGGTCGTAGCCTATGGCGCGGCAGTACACGCCCTCGTCGGCGAGCTCCTGTATGAACTCGAGGAACACGGTCTTGGGCACGTGGTTACCAGGCACGACGCGCAGCCAGCCGTTGGCCTCCCACTCGCGGTAGGGGAGGTGGTCGCCGCCCTGCATGTTGGCGCGGTCGCCCTCCTTGAGCTTCTCCTCGGGGATCCAGTACATGCTCTTCCTGTATATGTGGTCGTCGTCCGGCTTCATCATGAGGGCCGTAGCGGCCGAGAGGTCCACTCCGTCCGCGGCGTCCATTCCGACCACGGCATATTTGAAATCTTGATGGTCGTAGTGCCAGTCTACGTCGCACGTCGCCGCCTCCCACGTGAGGAACGCGGCCGACTGGTTGGCCGGGAGGTTGAACTGCTTGGTCATGATCTCCGGCCTGTAGGACGGGTCGTTGCGGGCCTTGGTCATCTCGCCGCGCATGTAGTCCCACTTCTTGACGGTGCCGAGGCCGGGGTTGGCCTTGGGCCACATTGCCTCGTCCTCGACCTCCTCGCGGCTGTCCATCTCGTAGAGGATGCCTATGAAGCGCGGGTCCTCGATGCGGTCGTCGAGCCACTTGAGGGCGTACTCGCGCTGCTTGTCGAAGATGTTGTCGCGGACGCGTCCGTTCGTGGTGATGCAGAACACGAGCGGCTGGTCCTGAGAGCCGAGCGAGCCTTTCAAAAGGTCGTAGGTGGATCGGTCCCTCATGGCGGCGAGCTCGTCCAGAACCGCGTAGTGGCAGTTGAGGCCGTCGAGCGTGTCCGCGTTGCGGCTGAGCGTGACGAGGTATCCGAGGTTCGGCGCGTACTTCAGGCCCACAGCCTTGCGCTCCGTGACCATGCCCTTCTTGATGTACTTGGAGAGCTTCTTGCTCTGAGTGACCATGCGCCACGTGGCACCGAAGCACAGCGACGCCTGCGACTCGTTGGTGGCGCAGTTGTAGCATTGGGGAGCGCCCTCGCCGTCGCTGGTGAGCATGTAGAGGTTGAGCGCGGCACAGAGCTCGGTGTTGTGCGTGGCGGTGTACTGACGGCCAGCTAGGTACAGGTGGCTCGGGTTGTCGATGGCGATGCACTTGGTTGGCTCGTTGGGGATACGCTCTATCGAGACGATGGACTTGCACTTCATGCGGTCGGCGAGCTTGTCCTTGAGGCGGGCATGCTTGCGCTTGAGGTGAAAGCAGCTGTGATCCTTGTCGGTCCAGAACTCGACCACGTATACGATGCCGCAGTCCTTGCCATTGCACGTGGCGTTCTTCTCGTGCAGGTTAGCCTTAATGCCGAGGCTAGAGCAGAGCTCGACGAACTGCTCGGTGAGCTCCTTGCGCTTCTGCACGAACTGGCACTGTCCGGCCTTGGAGACGTAGCCGTCCGTGTCCATAAGTCCGCGGAGCAACTCCCAACGCTGCTCGACAGACGCTTGGAGGTACATGTCGGGAATGTGCTTGTTGTTCAGCACGAACATGTCTCTCAAAGCGCTGGTGAACGGATTGGCCTTCTTGCCACTCTGAGTGTCCAACGTGACTCTGTAAGTGTTCTCATGCCCAAGCCTCACTGAGCATGTGTGTCCAAACTCCTCTAACAGCCCAATGCTCTCGTCTAGGTCCTGCTTGCCGACTGTCATGTACGGACCGTTGGAATGACCGTCTCCGAGCCAATATCCAAACGTATATGGGTCAATGGGCAGGAACTTCTCCTCGTACTCAACAGGCAGGGCCATTGGGACTCTGTACTTGTACTCCTTGCCCTTCCCGTCACGTCGAGCGTGGTAGATGCCAGAGTCGAGCATCTCCTTCGTCGTGGTCTCGAACCAACCACCTTCGCGATAGTCGGTGTACCTTCTGCCGGTCTTGGGGACATACTTCGCGACTTCACGGCTCTTCTTTGTCTGGACGGTCCAAATGTGGTCTCCCGACGTGTCGACAGTCGCGCCGTCCTCGAACGTGACGCGGTACGTCGGCTTGTCGAATATCTCGGACTCCGCGATGACCAGAGATGGCTTGCCGTCCTGACCGAACACGTAGTCGCCGGGATGGATCTCGCCCATCGTCCGCCATCCTTTAGGCGTGGGCAATTGTGTAGAGAGTGTGCAGGCTTTCCCGTTCTTTCTGCCAATCACAATGAGGGCCTCTTGGAAGCGCCTCAGACCGTTGTCGTCGACGAACCCGAAGATGAGCTCGATGATGTTGCGCTCGTAGGGCTCGAGGATGAACGGGACACCAAGCTTGCCTGACGACAACATGCAGAACGTCTCGATCCACTCGACGGGCCTAGTCGCCGCGTCGGGGTCGTAGTGGAAGCCCTGGTACCCCTCCTTGATCTGCTTGAGCATCTTCTTGGCGAGCTTCATCATCGTCTCGCCCACGACGTACTTGCCGTCGAGGCAACCTTGCAGGTACCTCTCGGCGTCGGTGGTGCCGTCCTCGTAGATGTAAGGGTTAGCCCCTTGCACGGTTCCACCCGACGAGGTCGTCCTTGTCCTCGTCCTTGCCCTCTTCGTCGGAGCGCTTGGCGAAATCGCTCATCTTCTTCGCGAGGTCGCTCTTGGTCTTGACGGCCTTCTGGTACGACGTGAACTCCGGCCGCTCTACGGTGTCCTCGCGCGGGTTGTGCTGGCCGACAAACTTGACGGTCATCGCGCCCTTCTCGAGGATCACGGACCTGAGCTCGTCGACCATGGAGGACAGGGCGTCGTACTCGGCGAGCAGGTCGTCCATGAGGGCCTTGTCGAAGCCCGTGAGGTTGGCCGACTCCTCGGTGAGGCGCTCGAGCCTCTCGCTCTTCACGTCTGCCTTTGCCTTGCGTGCCATCACTCCTCCTCGTCCCAGTCGTACTCGTCCATTTCGTCGGGCACGCCTATCTGGCGAACCTTGCTCCACCACACGTCCCTCCACGTGCCGTCCTCGTAGCAGACCTTGGCGAGCTGCTGCGTGGAGAGAAGCGGGTGGAGGAACGCCGGCATCTCCTCGTTCCCCGTCTTGACGAGGCAGGGTACCGCGTCCGTGTGCCTGATCGTGTTTGCCATGTCGCTCCTAGTAGTTGGTGAGGATAGCCACGCCGTCTGCGTTGAACAGCACCTCGTGCACCTCGTCCTTAGTTACGTCCGCGTACATCTGCGAGAAGTGCTTGATGGCCCACTTCCTGCTGGACGCGTAGGTCACGGCGACGTCGTCGGTGAACGTGTGCGTCTCGGGGTCCATCTGGCCGGGCCTACGGAACACGTAGAGCCTCATTTGGCCCATGTACTGGAACTCCTCTTTGAAGTCGACCTTTACCACAGCCATGTGTCCTCCTTGAACACGACGTTGCCGTTCTCGTCGAAGCGGAACCGCCTCGGTGCCTCGTCCTTGTTCTTGGAGTGCACCGCGGCGTGGCAGTCTTGGCACAGCCTCATGAGGTTGTCCAAGTTGAGCGTCACCGACGGGTCGCCTATGTTCTCGGGCGAGACGTGGACTATGTGGTGCACCACCTTGGCGGGCTTCAGCAGGCCGTGCTCGTAACACCTCTCGCACATACCCGGCGGCACGGACCCCGTTGTCGTCTCGGTGCGCTCCATGGCGAGCTGCTGAAGGTGGAGCCAACGGGCAGAGTGATACAGCGGCTTGGCGAACTCTCGGGCCATCTGACCTCGAATCATACGGCAAAACTATAAACAAACTAATGTCATACGCTGACGTTATATCACAAAGGTTAGGTACCTTGCAAGTTGGTGTCTCACGGTGAGACACCGAACGTACGTGCCGTTCTGAAGTAGGCCTAGTCGACGTCCTTGTAGTGCTCACCACTCCTTACGCGTGCGATGGTCGACTTGTCTACTCCATAGACCGTAGCAAGGACCCTAGCGCTGCGAGGATCGTTCCTAATCTCCTCCACCTGTTCGCTGCTTAGCTTCCTGTTGACTGCTGGCCTGTATGGGTGTACTTGGTTGTGATGCCAGCCGATTCTCCTACCAAGCACGTTGATGGCGTGGTTGACGTTCTCCTTCTGAGTGCACCATTCGAGGTTCTCTGCGTTGTTGTTCGTCGGGTCACCGTCAATGTGGTTGACCACGTTTCTCTCTTCGGTTCTCCCCGGTACGAAGTACTTCGCAACGAGGCGATGCACGAGCCTAGTCTTGCAGGCGTCGCCATCGCTGGCACGTACCATCTTGTATCCCTGATTATTTAGCTGTAACGTGAGGATTCTCGCCTCGCCGGACTTGGATCCGTTTGAGAAGACCCTACCCCTGTTGCTCACGTAGTAGATGCCATCCTCACCGCCCATGCGAGCCCATATCTCACCGTCTTCGCATGGTGGCTTGACGTCCCTCTTCAAACCTCGCAGGGCTTCGTCTACACGGCTTGTGGCAACTGCAAGGTCCGTGGCGATTGAAACCTTGGACATTCCCTTGAGCCAGTGCTCCTTTGCGTATGTGACCTCACGTTCGGTGAGGGGCCTCGTTCTGGGCGACGAATGCTTCCACTTCTCGTCTGCTATCGGGTCTCCGACTTCGTCCCATACGAGGTTGTCCGCATGGTTGTTCCGCAGGTTGCCGTCAATGTGCAGGACCTTGCATTTGGACTCGCTCTTACCATCGCAGAAACATTCGGCAACGAGCTGCGAGACAGACATGTATGTTGGCTTGCCGTCACTGAGAACGACCTTCTCCAATGCATACCGTCCGCCTACGGTTGGGAGGACCTTCGCATCTCCCGTGCTCCCATTGGCGTACACACGTCCCAAGTTACTTACGTAATAGTGGTCGTTGAAACCTGGGACTTTCTTCCACTCTTCGCCATCTAGGCATGGAGGCGGGACGTCCCTCTTCTCCTTCTTCATTATGTTCCTGACGGACGTCGTGCTCATGCCGGTTCTCTCTGAGATCCTCGTTATTGAGCACCCGTTCTTCCACATAGTCGCTGCTAGATTACGCTGCCAGTCCTTGATACGCGGTCCGCCCATGGCTCTCCAAACTCCGAATATGCTTATCGCTACTAATGATATTGAAAGCACGAACAACCGTTCGCAACTTTGGGGAAACCGTAGGAAAATACAAACTTTTCTAGTTATTTCTCGAGGTCAGAAACGGCAAAATAGCCAATTTAAGGAACTCGAGTTTTTCATGCGCGTGAAAGAAAGC